CCTTGATCTGGCCCTGGAACTGCGGATCGAGCACCTTGGCCGAGAGCACGAACGAGGCGCGCGCGAACACGTCCTCGCTCATCAGCTTCACGCCCTTGGGCTGGAGTGAGTGCATCTCGATAAAGCTCTTGACCGCCAGGAACAAGCCCTCGCGCAGGCCGGACTCATGCGTGCCGCCGGCCGGCGTCGGGATCAGGTTGACGTAGGACTCGCGCACCGGCGCGCCGTCCTCGGTCCAGGCCACCACCCAGGAGGCGCCCTCGCCCTCGGCAAAGCCTTCCTCGCCCGGATTGCCGTCCGGGTCGGCAAAGTGCTCGCCCTCGAACATCGGGATCACGAGTTCGGACCCGCTGCCCTGCGCCAGCGCCTCGACGAGGTAGCCCTTCAGGCCCTGGTCGTACTGCCAGACCTGCTTTTCGCCGGTCTTCTCGATTTCGAGCGTGACCTTCACGCCCGGCAGCAGCACCGCCTTGCTGCGCAGCAGCCGCTGGAGTTCGGCCTGCGGAATGGTGGCGGAGTCGAAATAGCTGGCATCCGGCCAGACCTGCACGCGCGTGCCGTTCTTCTTCTCGCCGCGTTCGAGCTTGCGGCCGGCGAGCGGCGTGGTGACGTCGCCGCCCGAGAAGGTCAGCGTGGAGAGCGTGCCGTCGCGCCAGACCGTCACATCAAGACGGGTGGACAGCGCATTGGTCACGGACACGCCCACGCCGTGCAGGCCGCCCGAGAAGGCGTAGGCGCCACCCTTGCCCTTGTCGAACTTGCCGCCCGCATGCAGGCGGGTGAACACGATCTCCACCACCGGCACCTGCTCTTCCGGGTGAATACCCACCGGAATGCCGCGGCCGTCGTCTTCCACGCTAACGCTGCCGTCACGGTGCAGCGTGACCAGGATCTCGGAGCCGTGGCCGCCCAGCGCCTCGTCCGACGCGTTGTCGATCACCTCCTGCACGATGTGCAGGGGATTGTCGGTACGGGTGTACATGCCGGGCCGTTGCTTGACCGGCTCCAGGCCCTTCAGGACCCGGATGGAAGATTCGCTGTACTGACTGGTTTTGCTCGCCATGGAGTCGCTACGGAGAAGTGGATCTCCCGGCCGTCGCGGCCGGATTGCGCAGCATTGTAATGGATGACCGGGGCGGGCTCGGTACGCTGGCGCGCGGAACCGGCGGCTTCGGCATAAATACGCCACCCGGGGTAAACTCGCCCGGCTGCAGAGGGAATCCCCCGGCGCCCCCCGATAACCAGAGAAAAGGACTGCCAAAGTCCCGAGCCCGACATGACCGACCGCAAACTCTCCCTGACCACCGTGCTCGTGTGCGGTGGCTTGCTCGTCACGCTATCGATGGGTATCCGGCACGGCTTCGGCCTGTTCAACCTGCCGATTACCCAGGCCCACGGCTGGAACCGCGAGACCTTCGCCTTCGCCCTGGCCCTGCAGAACCTGATGTGGGGCGTCACCCAGCCGATTGCCGGCGCGCTGGCCGACAAATTCGGCCCCATCCGCATCATGCTGGTCGGCGTGGCGCTCTACGTGGCCGGCCTGGTCGTGATGGCGATGGCCACCAGCGGCACGGCGTTCGCCTCCGGGGCGGGGGTGATGATCGGCATTGCCCAGGCGGGCACCACCTACAGCGTGGTCTACGGCGTGATCGGCCGGGTGGCCAGCGCCGAGAAGCGCATCTGGGCGATGGGCATCGCGGCGGCGGCCGGCTCGTTCGGCCAGTTCCTGATGATTCCGATCGAACAGTCGCTGATTTCCTTCGTCGGCTGGCAAAACGCGCTGTTTACCATGGCCGTGATGGCCTGCTTCATGCTCCCGCTGGTGTTCGCGCTGCGCGAGCCGAAGGTGGCGGCGACCACGGGCGGGCATCACCAGACCATTGGCGAGGCCACGCGCGAGGCCTTCGGCAATCGCAACTTCCAGTTGCTGACGCTCGGCTATTTCGTGTGCGGCTTCCAGGTGGTGTTCATCGGCGTGCATCTGACGCCGTACCTGAAGGATCGTGGCTTCACCGATCCCAAGATCGCCACAGTGGCACTGGCGCTGATCGGCCTGTTCAACGTGTTCGGCACCTACACCGCCGGGGCGATGGGCCAGCGCATGCCCAAGCGCTACCTGCTCTCGTTCATCTACCTGGCGCGCTCGTTCGTGATTGCCGGCTATCTGCTGCTGCCGCTGACGGCGGCCAGCACGTGGGTGTTCGCGGCGCTGATGGGGCTGCTGTGGCTGTCCACCGTGCCGTTGACCAACGGCATCATCGCCCAGGTGTTCGGGGTGAAGTACCTGTCGATGCTGAGCGGGGTGGTGTTCTTCTCGCACCAGATCGGCAGCTTCCTGGGCGCGTGGCTGGGCGGGTTCCTGTTCGACCGGACCGGCAGCTACGACCTCGTGTGGTTCATCGCCATCGGGCTGGGGGTGGTGGCGGCGCTGGTCAACCTGCCGATCCGCGAGCAGGCGCTGACGCGCCCGCAGCCGATAGCGGTCTGAGCCATGGACGCCGCACGCCACCATCCCTGGCTCAAGGCCAAGCTGTTAAAGACGGTGGGCCTGCTGGCGCTGGCCGGTGTGCTGACGCTTGGCTTCCTGGCCTACCTGCGGCCGGCGTTCATGGTCGACCTCACCAATATGGTGCTGGCGTGGTGCGGGTAAGCGGCTAGCTTACTGCGCCTCGCCCTTGGTCTTTGCCTCGAGCACTTCCCAGCGCTCGAGCGCCTCCAGCAGTTCCATCTCGATCTCGTCGTGCCGGCTGGCCAACTGGGCCGCGCGGGCGGGGTCGTTCGCGTAGAGCGCGCCGTCCGCCAGCTGGCCGGCCAGCGTCTTCTGCTCCGCTTCCAGCGCGTTGATGCGCTCGGGCAGGCCATCCAGCTCGCGCTGTTCCTTATAGGAGAGCTTGACCGTGCGATTGGCGCCGCGCGCCTCGCGCGTGTTCTGCGTCTTCAGCGCCTCGGCGGGCTTCGCCTCGGCCGGCTTGGCGGCCTGGATGGCCCCGGCCCGGGCCGACTGCGCTTCCCAGTCCGAATACCCGCCGACCGACTCGCGCCACTGCCCCTCGCCCTCGGCGGCGATGGTCGAGGTGACCACGTTGTCCAGGAAGGCCCGGTCGTGGGAGACCAGGAACACCGTGCCGCTGTAGTCCTGGAGCAGTTCCTCCAGCAGTTCGAGCGTGTCGATGTCGAGGTCGTTGGTCGGCTCGTCCAGCACCAGCACATTGGCCGGCCGGGCGAACAGGCGCGCCAGCAGCAGCCGGTTGCGCTCGCCGCCCGAGAGCGACTTGACCGGCGACCGCGCGCGCTCCGGCGCGAACAGGAAATCGCCCAGGTAGCTCATCACGTGCTTGCGCTGGCCGTTGACCTCCACCCAGTCGCTGCCCGGACTGATGGTGTCCGCCAGCGACTTCTCCAGGTCCAGCGCCGTGCGCATCTGGTCGAAATACGCCACCTGAAGGTTGCTGCCGTTGCGCACCGTGCCGCTGTCCGGCGCCAGTTCGCCCAGGATCAGGCGCAGCAGCGTGGTCTTGCCCACGCCGTTCGGGCCGATCACGCCGACCTTGTCGCCACGCATGATGGTGCCGGTGAAGTCACGGACCACCGGCTTGTCGCTGTAGGACTTCGACACATTGGTCAGTTCGGCCACGATCTTGCCGGAGCGGTCCGCCTGCGACACTTCCAGCCTCACATTGCCCTGCACCTCGCGCCGCGCCGCGCGCTCGGTACGCATGGTCACCAGCCGCTGGATACGCGCCACGCTGCGCGTGCGGCGCGCTTCCACGCCTTTGCGGATCCACACTTCCTCCTGCGCCAGCAGCTTGTCGAACTTGGCCTGCTCCACCGCCTCGGCGGCCAGCAGTTCGGCCTTGCGGGCCTGGTAGGCCGCGAAGTTGCCCGGGAAGGACACCAGCCGGCCCCGGTCCAGTTCGACGATGCGGGTGGCCACGCGGTCCAGGAAGGCGCGATCGTGGGTAATCAGCAGCACGCTGCCCCGGAAGCCGATCAACAGGTCTTCGAGCCAGCGGATGGCGGTGACGTCGAGGTGGTTGGTCGGTTCGTCGAGCAGCAGGATGTCCGGCTCGGCCACCAGCCCCTGCGCCAGCGCCACGCGCTTCTGCAGGCCGCCGGACAGCGAATCCACGCGCACGTGCGGGTCCAGGTCGAGGCGGGCCAGCGTAGTTTCCACGCGGGTGCGCAGCGTCCAGGCGTCGGCGGCGTCCAGTTCGGCCTGCACGCGATGCAACTCGGCCAGCGTGGCCTCGTCGTGATGGGTGTCGAGCTTGGCCAGCGCCGCCTCGTAGCGGGCCAGCAGGTCGTGGGCGGCGCCCATGCCCAGGCTCACTGCATCGAACACGGTCAGCCCGGGCGCGAATTGTGGCTCCTGCGCAACATATGCAGTGGTGACGCCGCTCTGGCGGGCAATCAGGCCGTCGTCCGGGGCGGACATGCCGGCCACGATCCGCAGCAGCGACGACTTGCCCGTGCCATTGCGGCCGATCAGGCCAACGCGTTCGCCGGCTTCCAGCGAGAAATCGGTGTGGTCGAGCAGTGCCACGTGCCCGAAGGCAAGTTGGGCATCGGAAATGGAGAACAGGGCCATGGTGGGGAGACTGGAAACAGGCCCGAATTGTAGTCGACCCCAGGGGCCGGGGCCGCACGGCCCAAAAAGAAGCGCCCCAAAAAGAAGGGCCCGTTAGCAAACGGGCCCAAGAGTCTCTCCTCGGTGCCCTGCTCGCAAGGCACGTTTGAAGAATATCGATTCGGGGGCCGGGCAATAAGTCGGACAACTCCTTAAGGGAAAGCCCCCGTCAACCGCGCGCGAGGCCAAGCGTTGCAGCCCGAGCACGACTACTAGCGCGGCGGTTGTGCGTCGGGCGCCTGCCGTGGAACAATCCGACACACTCAGCGCAATCGGATTAATCCGAAAAGAAGCACAACAAGGCGGTAACAACAAGGCAGTACAGAGCCGGACCCATCCGGCCAACGGGGTTTTCCGGGTTTTCTTTCCAGACAATTTTCGGACGGGTGTCATTCATGACCAATACGGGCCTGCCGCGCCGTGCCTCCTTCAGGAGCACGGCGCTTGTTGTATGTTTCCTCGCCACGCTGCTTGCCTTGCCGGCCCTGCCGGCGTGGGCGGCGTCACCCAACTCGGTGGTGTTGCGCATCCAGCAGACCGGGGCCATCCGCATCGCCCACCGCGAAAGCTCGGTGCCCTTCTCGTTCGTGGCGGACGGCAAACCCATGGGCTACGCCGTGGATCTCTGCCTGAAGGTGGCGGAGGCGCTGCGCACCCAGCTCAAGCTGCCGCAGCTGCGCGTGGAATGGGTGCCGGTGACGCCGGCCTCGCGCATCCCGGCCATCGTGGACGGCAAGGCTGACCTCGAATGCGGATCCACCACCAACAACCGCGAGCGCCGCGACCTCGTCGCCTTCACCATCCCGCACTACATCGCCGGCAGCCGCATGCTGGTGAAGGCCGATTCGGGCATCCGCAAGTGGGGCGACCTGCGCGGCAAGACCGTGGTGTCCACCACCGGCACCACGCCGCTGGCCATGCTCCGCAAGATGGATGAGGCGGGCGCCATGGGCTGGAAGGTGGTGGAGGCCAAGGATCACGCCGAAGCCTTCGGCATGGTCGAGGCGGGCCGCGCCGACGCCTTCGTGATGGACGACGTGCTGCTGTTCGGCCTGCGCGCCAACGCCAAGAACCCGACCGCGCTGGCGGTAACGGGCGACCTGCTGACCATCGAGCCGTACGCGATCATGCTGTCCAAGCACGATGCCGAGTTCAAGAAGCTGGTGGACAAGGCCATGGTGACGTCGATCTACGACCAGGACACCCAGAAGCTGTATCGGAAGTGGTTCCTTAGCCCGATCCCGCCCAACGGCATCACGCTGGACATTCCGATGAGCTACCTGCTGCGCGATTCGTTCAAGTTCCCGAGCGACAAGGTGGCCGACTAAGGGCCTCCCTGCCAGCCCGGGCGGGGAGCCGCGTGGGGGCCGCGTTGGCGCCCCCGCCGCCCCCATCCATGCGAAGATGTCGGCCGTCCGCCCCTTCGCATCGACCATGACTGCCGCCGCCCCCCTCAAGCTGTCCGACCTCTCCCTTTCCACGACGGTGGCCGGGCTGATCGCCATGCTCACCGGCTACACCAGCTCGCTGGTGCTGATGATCCAGGCCGGGCAGGCGGCGCATCTGAGCGATGCCCAGATCGCCTCGTGGATCTGGGCGCTGTCCATCGGCATGGGGGTGACTACGCTGGGAATGTCGCTGATGACCCGGGTGCCGATCGTGGTGGCCTGGTCCACGCCCGGCGCGGCGCTGCTGATTGCCAGCCTGCCCGGCGTGCCCTACCCCGAGGCCATCGGCGCCTTCCTGCTCGCCGCGCTGCTGATGACGGCCGCCGGGCTGACCGGCTGGTTCGACAAGCTGATGCGCGCGCTGCCGGCGAGCATCGCCTCGGCCCTGCTGGCGGGCATCCTGTTCCGGATCAGCGTGGATGTCTTCGTGCAGGCGGAACACCAGACGGTGTTGCTGCTGACCATGTTCGGTACTTATCTAGTGGGACGCCGCCTGTGGCCGCGCTACGCGGTGCCGGGCGTGCTGCTGGTGGGCGTGGCGCTGGCGGGGGTGCTCGGGCAGCTCCATTTCGAACAAATCCGATTTGCGGTGACGCTGCCGGTGTGGACCACGCCGGCGTTCTCGTTGTCGGCCTTTATCAGCATCGGCGTGCCGCTGTTCATCGTGGCGCTGGCCTCGCAGAACATTCCGGGACTGGCCGTGTTGCGTGCGGATGGCTACCACGTGGCGGCCAGCCCGCTGATCACGGTGACGGGGGTGGCATCGGCCATCCTGGCGCCGTTCGGCTCGCATGGGATCAACCTGGCGGCGATCACGGCGGCCATCTGCACCGGCCCCGAGGCCGACGCCGACCCGCGCCGCCGCTACATGGCCGCCGTAGTCTGCGGCATCGGCTATCTGGTGGCGGGGATCATGGCGGCCAGCATCGCGGCGCTGTTCGCGGCCTTCCCGAAGGCGCTGGTGGTGGCCGTAGCGGCCTTCGCGCTGCTGGGTTCCATCGCCAATGGGCTGACCGTGGCCATGCAGGCGCCGGCGGAGCGCGAGTCAGCGCTGCTGACGTTCATGATCACGGCGTCGGGCATGACGCTGGCCGGCGTGGGTTCGGCCTTCTGGGGCGTGGTGGGCGGCATGCTGGCGCTGGCCGTGCTGCGCCCGCGCCAGCGGGCTGCCTGAGCCAGCTTACATCAGCAGGAAGGCGACGTCCGCGGCAGCCATCTGCGTCACCGGCACGCCCTTGCGGCGCTGGAACAGCACGTGTTCCAGCACGCGGTCGCGGTGTTCGGCAAACCGGAGGGGCTCAAGGCGCAGCGCAGCCGTCGCGTAGTGCTCGGCCAGCAGCTTGTAGACCCGGTGGCGGACTTGCAGGATCTCGTTGTCGGCACGCAGCCGGGCGATCTCCGCGTTGTTGTCGTCTTCCAGCTGGCGCATGCCCACCACCACGCGCGCGTGCATGCCACGGTAGCGATCCACCTCGGCATGGGCCTTGTGGAGTTCGTCGCGGAGTGCACGCACTTCCTGCATCAGCTTGAGATGTTGCTGGACGCCCCGCTGGATGCGGTTCGCTTCTTCCAGCGCATGGTCCGCGGCAGCGATGGTGTTCTGCCAGACGCCTTCGGTGGCGTCATGCGGTGGCAAGGCGTCCGGCGCGCCTTCGATGTCGGCGAAATGCGGCTTCGGCCATGCCGTTGCGGTGTCAATATCCTGCTTCATACTGCTCCCCTTTACCCGTCAGCCAACACCCGCCACCGGCCTTGTTATGGTTGCCGGCATGGTCGGGTTAACACCGCGACTGTCTGGACCGCCTCTTTTGCACTGCCCGGGCGACCCTTGCGTCATACGCATACGTCCATTCAAGCGTGCAATGTGCATTTGCACAACCACCGCGAGGGAGGGCACAGCACATTCTGCCTGGCGGCGCGGCGCATAATACCGCGCTATAGCGCCTCCGGCGCCGCTTTGCGGCCGGCCCTTGCCCTGCCCTTGACGTCAATCATCTGCCATGTCGAACGGATATCTATTGCTCGCGCTGGCCATCGTGGCCGAGGTCATCGCCACCAGCAGCCTCAAGGCGGCCGAGAACTTCACGCGCCTCTGGCCCAGCGTGCTGGTGGTCACCGGCTACGTGGCCGCGTTCTGGCTGCTGATGCAGGTCATGAAGACCGTGCCGGTGGGCGTGGCCTATGCCATCTGGTGCGGGGCGGGGATCGTGCTGGTGACACTGATCGCGTCGGTGCTGTACCGGCAGGTGCCGGACCTGGCGGCCTGGGTCGGCATCGGCTTGATCATTGCAGGGGTGGCGGTGATCCAGCTGTTCTCGAAGATGAGTCACTGAATCGCGCCGGGGTCAGGACTTCGGCGGCAGCGCGCGGAGCAGGCGGTTGACCTGCGCCAGCGTCTCGCATTCGTCGGCATTGCGCTTGCGGCGCTGGTCGATGATCTCCAGCAACGCCCGGATCTGGCCATTCTTGGCCTCGCACACCACTTTGTCGGACGCCGGACAGGCCACGTCGATCTCCCCCCGCAGGCTTTCCTGGACGATGTCGATCAGCGCGGTGCAACCAGACGTATCGGCCAGCGCCGGGTCCGGCGTGGCAGCCAGGGCGTGAATGGCGCCGAACATGGCCAGCGCCGGCAGCCAGCGGTGATACGACCTGACAGGGGGCATTTGCGAAAGAAGGCGAACCGGTTCTTTTAGGATTTCTACGACGCGCGAGAGGCGCGCAGGCGACATCATAGCCGGTTGCCGCGCCGCCATGACATCGAACGGTGCGCTGACCCTCGGAAGGGTCTGGGTGGGCGGGAATGCGCCGACCAAAACAAAAAGCCCGCGCGGCAAGCCGGCGGGCTTTCTAATCTGGTTGCGGGAGCAGGACTTGAACCTGCGACCTTCGGGTTATGAGCCCGACGAGCTGCCAACTGCTCCACCCCGCGGGCCGGACTATACGCGGATTGGCGGCGCATTGATACAGAAGAATGCAAAAAGCCCGCTTGCGCGGGCTCTGGACGTAGTGCTGAGGTGAACTTCTGAGAACGACTGCCGACTTGATGATGGTCCCGCCGACAGGAACCATAAAAACGCTGATTCGCGGCTTTTTCTAGCCAGATTTACACTTGTGGATAATGCCGGTGCCACGTCCAGTGCCACGAAAAGCGAATGGTGCCTCTTACGCCAATCGGCGGCGATTACAACGAATGCGTTGTAAAGATGATTTACAGCCCAAACGGTGTAACGGAGAGGCCTCAGCCGCCTATTTTGACCCAAGGCGAAGGGGATGCGATACTGTATATCCATACAGTATTTCCACACCAATCATGGGCAACAGCAAGCTTGCGGCCAAGTGCCATCTCCGGGCAGCGGCGCTTTCAGAACCGCCTAATCAAGCACACGGTATTCTGGGCCGTATCCCAGGCGACTACATCGCTTCTGGCCTAGCGACGCTGCCGATAGCCACAGCGGACGCGCCGCCCCACCACGAGGTGGTGATTGACGCCGGCGCCGCCGGCACGGTCCGACTCTTCATCGAAAAGAAGCGCGTTCGCCACCACCGGCATTCTCACTATTTCTGGTCCGCCTATCGAGCCGAGCCGGTGAGGCCTGACGACCCGGCTTGACGTGTGTCACGTGTGTGCCGGCGGCATTAGAATGCTTCCATCGATGGGGGGTAGACAAATGGACGCAGCTACGAACGACCCCGGGAATTGGCGGGAGGCACCGTTCCTAATTGCCGAATCAGTGGAGAGGTGCCTGAAGTTCACACGCATACCTGGTGTGACAACCCCATACACAGGCATTTCCTTGGTCTGGCAAGGCCAACGCTACTGCGTGGTCAAAGGCGTCGACAACACGGGGCGAGAGCGCCTCATCGAAGTTTTTCGGGTAGACGCTTCCGGGGAACTTCATGCTGTGCCGGCGTTCCGCTATCCGCTACCGTTGTGCGACATGTTTCCCCTTGATTTTGAAGCCTTCTACGACGTTGACCCCTGGGGCGGGCCAGTGGCGGAACTTACCGTCTCTGAGATCGCGAACGGTGCGCGGATGCTCTTTGCAACCTCGCCGCACCTTGACGACTAGCAGCAAAAAAGTGCGCGTTAGTATCCGCCGATATAAATTCTGTTCGGTGAGCGCGAAAAAAGTGTGCGGACGAGGATCGAGGCTGGTCAATCTGTCGCTTCCTGGCGAAGGCGTGAGCGGTGCGCCCGCCCCGCCGCCACAGCATCCCGAAGTGCCCGCAGCAGCCTTAGCGCCGCATCGTCCGGCTGCGACGCCACCCGCAGGTCTCGAACAATGCCTATTTGCCGCCGAATGAGTACTCGACCTTCCGCAAGGCGCCGATCCGACTGAGCAATATCCTTCTCGTCCCGCGACATGTCGGGCATGGCGGTCTCCCTATTGTGGGCTGACCGTTATTGTGCCCTGTTCGCCCGTCGGATCCAGCTTTCTGTAGGACCGCGCCGGATACCCGCTCTGTCCGCGTCGGCGCCAGACTGTCCTGACCAACTCAGGAGACGATCATGGCAGCGGACATTCACGTGGTGCCGGCAGGCGATGGCTGGGCAGTCGAGGCGGCCGGCGGCGGCAAGCGCACCACCTACGAAACTCAGGAAGAAGCAATCAAGGCCGGCACCGAGCGCGCCCAGCGCGACAAGGTCGAGCTGCTGATCCATGGCCGCGACGGCCAGATTCGGGAGCGGAACTCCTTCGGCCATGACCCGCGCAACGTTAAGGGCTAAAGCCCATGCCGCGCGGTTCGGTGTCTCCCGGGCTCGATACTCTGCCGGCCAGCGCCGCGCGCGTGGCGGCTCGACCCTGAGGACTCCCGCTCGGCAAGTGCGGCGCGTGGGCCCGCGCAAGGCCGGCCAGGTCTTGAAGTAGCCGCCCCCACTTTCGAGGGATATTCAATCGCCTGCCCTCTTTCGTACGCTACCCATCCCGGCGCTACCGCGAATGCGTCGGAACTTCCGATTCGGCAGGCCCGCCAATGAGCGGGCCTCATTTTTTGTCACCGGCCTCGGAAATGGGCCTCGACAATGCTCTTGGTAGTTGGACTCGCATCGGTCGAAGCAACTTCATCGCGACCGAACCACTGGCACCGTTTGATTTCATTCTGAGGGCGCGGCTTTGCCTTGCCGCCAATGTCAGCGACGAAAACGTGGTGAATGGTGGTGGCGCCCACGAACTGAAATTGAAATGAGAGCCCCTTCGCCGAAAGGGCGGTCTCTTCCTGCAGTTCTCGAACAGCTGTCTCCGGTAGCAACTCATCCTCCGATGGTTTCCCTCCGGGCAACATCCACTTCGACTGGCTTTTGCCAACCAGGAGAACCCTATCGTCGCGAACGCAGATTACTGTCGCTCGCACCTTCATGAATGCTGGCATGCGGAAGAGTCTCCAAAACGATCCTGCTATCCGCAATCCTACTCGATGAATCTGCTGAGTCCGATTCTTCTGGCCCTTTCGGGCGATTCGCGCATGTCGTGCAAGGACTATTCTCAACGCAGCGCAACGCTGCAAGGGGAAGACCATGAACGTCATCGATGAAGTCGAGTGCATCTGCGGCACGACCGTGGAAATCTCGGAGTTCCACCTTGGACTACGGGGCGAGACGGTTCCGACAAAGGCGCCCTGCCCGATGTGTGGTCGCACGCTGTACGAAGTGGACATCGACGGCATGGTGCTAGTGGAGGTCATGCTTGATGCAGTGAAGCGATCCGGCGCGGTGCCGCCGGAAACGGTCAGGCGGTAGCGTCAACTCGGCCACGCCTCGACCGTCTTCCGGTGCCGCGCCGCACACTCGCCGAGGGCCCCCAACAGATCCTTCATCACCCACTCCTGCCAAACGTCATAGTCGGCCACGGCCGGCGCGTCCGGAACCGTGCACGGCGCAGCGAGCGCGCTATCGAGCGGCGGCGGCTTGCTTGGCAGCGTCGACGGCGTCGGACATGAGGCGCACCCGACCAGCGTCAGGGCGGCAATCAGCAGGCAGCTTCGGAGCATTCTTCAGGTCCTTCCGGATGGCGTCGAGCTTGGCGCCGAGGGTGGTCTGGATGCCGGCGAACTCGTCGGCCTTCTCGCGGATCGTGGCGCTGGCCGTGCGCAGATCGCCGATCGCCTGGTTGGCGCTCGTCAGGTCCGCCTGAGCGCGCGCTGCGGTCAGTTCGGCGATCTCGGCGCCCTTGCGCCAGCCGTTGGTGACCCAGCCCATCGCGAACAGCGAGGCGCACAACCCGGCCAGGGCCACCAGCTTCCAGCGGTCGCTCATGACTGCACTCCCATGCAGCGCTCATGGCGCCTCACCTGCCGCCACCAGACGCCTCCACACCGGCGATTGCCAGGCGTGGAACAGTCATAGCCAGCCGAGAACCGATAGAGCAGCAGTGCGTCGCAGGCGCCCGCGTAGTCGCCTGCGAGCAGACGCTTGCGCATGGACGATGCCCGCCAGTTGCCAATGCCGAACTGTCCCACGAAGTCGGCGTAGACGTCGAACTCCTCTTGGTACAGCTTCACGCCCGGCAGGCTGTCGGCAAGCTTCCGCTCGTCCGCTTTCATGAGATTGCGTGCCAGAACCTCGGCCCGTTCGGGCGTGATCCGGTCGCCCATACGCACGGGACGGCCGTCCTCGTACCGCGTCGAGCCATAGCCGAGCGTTGGCACGTCGCCCTTGGTCGGGATAACCGCCTCGCTGGTGAAGCTCTCCGAAGACTTCCAGAAGCCGAAACCGGCCGCAGACATTGTGAGCAGCGCGGCGGCGATGCGTTGCCTATTCATGGGCCGCCTCCTCCAGCACGTGCATGCGTGCGAGGTGCTCCTCCTCGTCGCGGACATCCTTTCGCCGCAAATAGAAGGCGTTGAGGCCAAAGGTGGCCAGCGCCGTGACGATGCCCACGATGATGCCGATGTCAGTCAGCGTGAGCGAGGACAGGACAGCCACCACGCTGCCCGCATAGCTCGATGCCTCGGCAGGATTGATTTGCCGCATACGTTCCCCGGAAATGAAAAAGCCCGCGCGCGGCGGGCGTAAAAAAACCGCCCGGAGGCGGTTGGTGTAGGTCAGGCTGGGTGAGCCGGCTGTCCCGGCAGCGGTTCTCGTGAAACTCTAGGCTTCGGCTTCCACTTCAGATAATGCAACGCAGGCCGCTCAAGCAACTTCCATGAGAGGATCGCCAATGCGAAACAAATCATCAGGCCGACTGCATAGCGCGCCCAAAAATGTTCTCGTCCCCAGAGGTGCACGAGCAACTGCTGAACAGGGAAGCCGTAGAGGTAGAGCCCATATGAGCAATCACCGAGAAACTTCGGCAGTTTCAGGTACGGTGACTCCCCGATCAGAATCACCGTTGCAGCGAGAAAGATGTAAGCGCCGGCCAATTGTGGGATGCCCCAATACAGCACGAACGCGGCGGCAGCCGAGATCATGAACGAATGCCGCAGATCATCAGCCAGCGCGATCAGGATTCCAAGCATGAACATCATTCCGCTGATGCCAAACATCTCGACCAGCAGCACATTCCAAACGTCCAGCACGTAACTAAAACTCGGCACCTGCGTCTTCACGACCAAGATCGTGAAGCAGACCACGAAACCGATCATCGCAACGGTGAGCCGCGCGGGCTTCGATCGGGCCGCGCACAAGACAAGCCCCATGACAATGTACAGCGCGATCTCATATGGCAGCGTCCAGAGGGACCCGTTCAGCCCGCGCTCCACATTGCCCTCGAACGCGCCAGGAAGCACGTACCGAGGGTCGTTGAAGGCGAGCAGGAGGTTGTTGTGCAGGAACTCTAGTGTCACCGGCGATCGTAAGAACTCGCTGAGGGGCAGTGTCGTCACGGCCGCGCCGATGGCAAGCAAGAACAACACATTGGCCGTCAGCCCGGGCATGATCCGGACAACCCGGTTCCAGTAAAACGACAGGAGGTTTGGGTTTCGCACAGCGCTCTTCGTCACCAGGTATCCGCTGATAGCGAAGAAGGTCGCCACGCCGATGCCTGAGAGCGATGTGTTCAGCCATGGAACATGATCCTCTGGGCGGCCGCTCAGCACGAATTGGTGGCTGTGAAAGACAAAAAGTGCCGCAATGAGCCGGATGGCATCAAAAGAGTTTTCGCGGGGCTTGTTATCTGATCCCATGTATCAAATATGTCGATTTTTGTGTCAGGGATTATACGCAGACCACCGATCATGGCTTGGGAAAGAACTTCTTGAACAGTTACTCCATGCGGCGGATGTAGACAAATTGGCACAAGTATCTCCCAACTGCCTAATGTTCGGTCGAGAAGGACTGGCAAGGCCGGCGGCGCTGCCAAAACCGGTTAATCCCGACGGCCTAATCATGACCGCACAGCTTTTACAGTGAAGGCTGCGCGTGCGGATCATGGGCATCGTACAGGGCGACGATGCTGTCGACCTGTGCTTGAGTGAGGGAATCTCCAAACTCGATTTTCCCGTCGTCACCCCATGAAAACGGCAGGCCGGTAAGCCCCGCCGCTTCGATTTCTTGTGCAAAGTGCTCGCCGATATTCTTCATGCTTGACGCTCCTTAGCCGCGAATCTGGGTCTTCAGGAAGTTGTTGGCGCTCCACGTTGCGTTCGACGCGCTGACATATCCGAGCAGCGTGGCGAAATGGAATCCCTCTGAAAGCAGCGCCGAGGTTCCGATCGTGGCCGTTCCGATGTTGCTGTTTGTGTCGCGCTGATACTGGATCGACGCATCGTAAAGCACGCTCGTGCTGTCCACCGCGATGCCGGTGGAGGCCTGCTGCCCCGGGGACCCGGCCAACGTAACGATCCCGTAGGCGTTGATGACGACCCCCTCGTCTCCCCAACACACGAAGCTGTTGCGAATCTCAGCGTTGAGTTCCGTCGGAGTGTTCGAGCTGGTCGATCGTCCGGTCGTGAAATTACCGGCCCCTAGGATGGTCCGTCGATTGAACCAACTCGCCACATGGCGTTGCTGATAGTTATCTGCGAATGCCGTGCCAGTGCTGACGTACGCCATCCCCACCAGCGTCCTCGACGCGTCACCGGTCCTGATCTCCACGCCGGTGGTCGCGTCCGTCGAATGACCCGTAGTCGACGCCTCCAGAGCCATGGCAGCCCCGTTCATGTACGCGTACACGTAGTAAAGCGTGTTCGGAGTAAGCCCGGTCGGCGCCAGCGAAATGCCGGCGGCAGGGACGACACGTGGGATACCGCCGATGATCAGTCGATTTCCGTTGTACGGCTGCAGCAGCAGATTGGCGCCTGACTTCACCAGACGACACTGTCCGTGCATCGCCAAGCTGGCCGCCTTGAGGTTCGCCAGCAGCGTGGTGATCGTCCCATCGTCGACCGCGTCCTGACCGGTCTGGTCCGAGATGAACTGAGCCAGCACGGACGCCATGATGCTCGACTGGCGCCATACCTTGTTGAGCTGAGCGGACTGCGCGACGCCGGAAGAAAAGCCCGCGGTGCGCGCGGCCAGACCCGAGTAGCTGACCTGGTTGATAACGTTGGCGCCGGCAGCGCCACCAAAGACGAGAAAATCGTTTGCCATGTGTGCCTTTTACAGGGGTGTGCCCCAGGCGCCGGTGTCGAAACCGGCGACTAGGTCGTTGCTCATGTCGAAGCCGAAGATCGGATTCCCGTCCACCGACGTCACGATGACGATGTTGATCTGCACGCCTTCCGGCTTCAGCGGAATCAGGCCGTTGGCCAGCAGCGCGAGGAAAACGGCAGACGGGATGACGCCGGATATGCCGATGGTCATCGACATGTCCTGGTTGTCCTGGATGAAGACGAAGGTGTCCCCGTTGAAGATCGAATCTAAGATCGCCTTCGACGATTCCAGCGTGCCGTCCCAGTGGTTCGCGCCGATCTTCGCGCGCAGCACCAGTCGATAGGTTTCGTTGTCCAGCCGCGTCAATCCGGTGTCCGGGTCGAATGGTCCCTTCCAGTTGCCCTGATCGAAACCGAGTCCGTCGGTGTCCAGCGAGAAATAGACATCGGTCAACGGCACCGGAACGTTGCGCGAGATGCCTACCCACAGGCCGACATCGTCGAGCTGCGCGTCGACGGCCGTGTCGAGGTCGAACCTGCCCGGCATCCCCAGCAGCAGGTTTTGCAGGTCGACCATCGGCTGGGCCAGTGCCTCAACCACGGCCATGAAGTCCGGCTGCTGGCTGTGCTCGCTGGTGATCCGCCCGGTGTACTTGGTGATGTCCGCCATATCACGTCACCGTCAGCGTTACTGCCGCCGGCGTGCAGGAAGCGGCATGGTTGAATGCCAACGGCACATCGGGCGCGCCGGCCCCGCCAGGCCCGCTCAGGGTCAGGCCGGTCAGCTTGAACCTGGTGCCTCCGCCGACGCCATTGGCGGCCGTGATAGCGTCAGCCCACTCGACGCTACCCGACTCACCGCCGCCAATATCCACCCCGTTGATATAGTCGGAAACAGCCTGCTTGATAGCATCTCCGACCGCAGTGGTGTAACCGGAAAGCGCCTTGATGGTGACGGCAGACGTTATCGAGTCGTAGGTGGGCCGAAAATAGTTGATTGTTATGGGTCGTCCGTAGACGTCCTGGACAATGATCGATGTGGTCCCATACGTCGGAGACCCAGGCGTCTTCTTCTTGGCGATCGCATTGGCGATGGCCGTTGAGTCACCGCCCTCAACCACCAGCGACATCGAGTGCGCCGGCAAGCCGTGCGAGTCAGTCGCGGCCGTGTCGTTCTCGTAGGGTGCGAGGCGCGTCACACCCGCGACGTTCGAAACAGCCCCGATGATGCCGTCCAGCACGGTCCGCGACGGCAACGCCGTCGACACCGCCTGTCGCTGACGCAGCGCGGCATCCTTCTCGACCGGCGCCCCTTCGGCCGCGTCACTGAGATTCGTGACAGATTGCCAACCGCGTGTAGGCGTGCTGATTTGGGTAATAGTTCCAGCAGCTGCTGCAATGGCGCCGATCGACACGCACGTGCCCGTGGCGGTGATTTCGCCGGACGGCGGGATGGTCACGCTCGTCGGAAGCGTCCACTTGTTCTTGTTCGTGTCCGTGGCAATGCCGTTGGTGATGGTGGTGCCGGCTTGCCCGATTATCAGTAGGTCAGCGGTCGAGAAGGACGCGGCCTTGCGCCCGATGCCATTGATCTTCACGCTACTGGACAGGGCATCGCCCTGCGCCGTCGCCGGGCTGAACGATCGATATACGGCAACCGCGACAGCGTTGGCATCATTGATCGCCGAAGCGAAAACCGCGAGAAGCTGGCCATCCTGGCTATCCGCCTCAAGGTAGACGTCAGGCCCGTAGATTGCTCGGTACTGGTCCTGCAGGTAATCCAGCACTTCGGCGTACGTGGGCGCCGTGATGCCGCTGGCATCGATCGTCGGTGCGGTCGTGGTGATTGCCATTACAGAGTCGCCTCAACGGTGGTGGTGCCGTAGATGGTGTTGATCGTCACAGTCACGGTCAGCGCCCGCCTCTCGGTATCGACCGAGCTGGAATACGCCGTGATCTGCTGCACGCCCTGCGTGCCCAGGATCCGCTGGCGGATCGCCGCGTCGTAGGTGCCATTTGTGTACTTGCCAAGGACCTCCGTACTCCATGGCATGCCCTCGGTCTTGTCGAGGAACCACTCGCCGCGCAGCAGTCGCAGCCGCGTGAGCACGGCTTGGCCAACCGCTTCGGGCACGTCCTTGTAAAAGTCGGCCGCTTGATTTCCGAATGTATAGTCACCATCCTGAGATAGCTTTCGATAACGCATTTTGATGCCTCGGGAATCAGATCATGAAGATCATCGAAACTAGCAAGGGACAACGAATCCTCGTCGACGATGACGACTACGAAGAACTCGCCAAATTTTCATGGCACGTTGCCAGCCACGGGTATGCGGCTCGCTCTGTCTATGGCCCGAAACGATCCACCGTGCTTATGCACAGACAAATCATGGGGCTGCAGTTGGGTGATCGGACACAGGTCGACCACATCGACGGCAACACTCTGAACAATTGTCGATCGAACATGCGCCTATGCACGCAGAAGGAAAACAAGCGGAACATTCGCCTCAAATCGCACAGCCAGTCGCGCAGAAAGGGCGTCTACTACGATGCTGCGCGTGGTAATTGGCAGGCATACATCTGCGTGGACCGCCGCAAAATTCACCTTGGCCGGTTCACATCCCCTGAACTCGCCAGCACTGCATACGCCGAAGCCGCGAGAAAGTACTTCGGTGAATTTGCCAATCTTGGCTAGTTGACGTTGCCGCTATTACCGCTGCCAGGCTGCACGCCGTTGTGGGTGTGGGTGTCGTCCACGCGCTTTCCGTTCGCGGTGATCTGCCCGATGACGTTCAGCACCCCGTTGAACACAGCGGCAGCCCCGCTCACGGCGCTGCCGACCATGCCCCCAACGAAGGTCAGCAGGCCCGAGATCGTCACGGCCGCCGAGAAGGTGGACAGCGGCGCTACGACGTCGAACCCGCCCGGCGCCACGATCCTGACCTTTTGCAGTACTGGATTCATCTCGATGTACGTCGAACCATCCTCCGACCGGAGCTGAGTCGCGGTGGTGCTCACGCCCGTCAACGCCCGCGGCCGTGACCGGAATCCCAGGAGCACGAACCCGTCCGACAGGTCGTGCATCCGGATTTCCGCCTGCTCCTGCACCCCACCAGACTGCCACCAACCGTCGATACAGCGTGACGCAAAAACGACGAGACATTCGTCGCCTGGAGCAACCGGGAAGGTCAGACTACAATTCCCGCCAGATGGGAACTGCACGGGGCAATCGACCAGCAGCGGCAGCGGCGTACTCACAATGGAGCCGTCCTGCTGCCGTACGAGCACCTTGATTGCAGGCTGTACTGCGCAGGTCAGGGGGAAATCGCCACCGCCCGAGAACGACTGAATAATCCCGGGCAACGCCGTCCACAACCCCGCGCGCATCCCATCCAACGCCTCCCGAAGGGCTGTTTCGGGATCGCCTGCTCTCTCTCGTCTGTCCATGGAGTGTCGCTATGAAGAAGCTGGTACTGATCGCCGCTGTGCTTGCCCCGGCTCTGGCCACGGCAGAAGAGGCCTATGTCTATCCGTTCGCCGGCATGCAGGTGGGGCAGACCGTCAACAACCCCTTCCCCACCATCCTCTACCTGAAGAAGAAGTGCGAGCTGCCGCTGGCCCACGCCAAGGACATGCGTGCCTACGCGTCCTACAGCGGCGTCTGGGACATCGGATGTTGGGGGAAGGACATCGACGGCAATGCGATCATCGTGGTGCCGAAGATGCAGACCAAGTCCATGTCGCTCAGCGTCTTGCCGCTGGCGGACGTCCAGGCGGACCGCAACACCATGACCATCAAGGCGCTGCCCACCTACGGGCGCTAGCCGAACTTCTTGATCACGTTGTCCGGCGGTACCGCGCCTTTGTCTTTGAAGTGGTCAGGCAGCACCGTGACGTCGGCCGCCAAGCAGATCACTTCGGTGTAGTACTCGTTCCCCCGCGTATCGCCAGAGTGTTCCGCGATCATCACGTAGTAGAACCCGTCGTCCTGTAGTTTCGCCTGCTGCTGGATCCGCTCGTTCTGGGCCTGCTGCCCGACATTCAGGCTGTACTCGTAGCGCTGAACGCTGGCGTTATCGATATTGATCAGCCGGCCGATTTTGACGCTAGGGTTCAGCAGCATCTTGATCGTGATGCCGTTCTGGGTCTGCTCGGGCAGGCCGACCATGCCCGTTTCCGCAGTGATCACCGGGATGTCGCCCGGCATGTACGAAGTCTCGGGCACCAGAATGACCCTGCCATCCTGGATGCTCCATACCGCCTGCTGCGTACGCGCCGTCCAGCGCATGAAGTCCCTGGCCATGCCAAACATCACTTTTCCACGCGGCAGCGGGTTCGTCGGCAGCTCGAGCGTATAGCCCTGCGTGACGCCGTACGGGTTCATGGCCGTGCAGGCGGCCGCCACGTGATCGCTCGCCGTGGACCCGGCAGCCAGCGTCGCGTTTACCACCGCGAAGTTGTAGGCCGAGTCGCCATCCGCGGCGGTGATGTCCAGGTACGTGTCGGTCTGGCTTTCCCGGCCGCGCCGCACCTGCTTGATGGTGCCGTCGAAGATGATGCCGAAATTGCCCTCATAGCCGCCCTGCACAACCAGCCGCGTGAATTCCTTCTCGATCCTCTGCTTGGTGGTTTCGGAGACGTTGTACACGCGCACGCGGGCCGAATTCGGCGTCTGCAGGTCGCCGCGACTGATCTTGAACACGCATCGAAGTTCGGACAGCTCAATCGCAGCACCGCTGGATTGGCCGACCAGGATGGAGACCTTCCGGCCATATTGCTTGGTTCCCATCATTCCGTCACCCAGAAAACATGCGAGCCAATGCCCAGGTCGTCAAACGTGGGCACGTCGTCGGGATTAGCCGCGCCCTGTATCCACAGCCGCCCGCCGAAGTCGAGGTGACGATATTGCCCCAGCAAGTCCGCGCCGGTGACCAGCGGAACGCCGCTCACGAGCGGCTGATTGGTCGCGTCGGCGATGTCCAGCACCCAGCCTGCGCCGCCTGCGTCGCGGTATTGCACCGTCATCCGATAGTCCACGCCGCTCAGCGTCACTGTGAACCGCTGTGGATCCGGCGTCAGGGGGATCTCATAGAAGGTCGCCATCACATGCTCGTCGGTGGCACCGAACCGCCTGGCGCCGGCGTGGCCGGCATCGCGGCCTTGGTGCCGGTGTTCTGGGTCTCGGCCGTGGCCTTCGGGTCAGCCTGATCTTCCTTGGGCGGCAGACGGGTCGCCTGCGTCTGCACGATCCGGATCTGCTTCAGCGTGGCCGTAACGCTCAACGCCTCGCCGGTCTTCTGGTCCTTCACCACGCGCAGCGACTTGAACAGCATGTCGCGGTACATGCGCATCGACGTCACGACGTCGAAGGGTTGGCGCGTCTCCTGCAGCGCCAGCAGCTGCGAATACACCGTGCTGATGTAGTCCGCCGACGGCAGGCCACCCCCCGTGAAGATCGATTCCAGCGTGCCGATCAGCGCGGCCAGGTCGGCATTCGACCAGCCACATTGGATCGTTACCTCCGGCTGCAGCTTGAACGCGTGATCGTTGATCTGCGCACCCTTCTCGACCGGGTGCTCAGTGATCTGCAGTTCGTCCTGGTGCGCTTCCTCAAACGTGCAGCCGATCTTCACCGGGCCAATGGTCTTCGGCACCAGGGTGATGATGTCGAGGAAACTCACGAGATTGCCCCCTGCATGTTGCGCACGATTTCGTCGTTCACCTGGCGCTGCTCGCTGGCGACAGCCCGGCCGGCGGCCGTCGGGTCCGACACGCCGTACAGGTTGATGTTGGTCTGCTGCTGCAGGTCGACGGCTGCCGAGCCGCGGCGCGCGGCCTCCAGGTCGGCTTGCGCCGGCCGCTCGTAGTAGCGCGACACGATCTCGCCTGCCTGTTGGGCATTCTGCGCGGCGCGCAGCAGTTGACCGGCGCGCTGCTCCGCGCCCTGCGTCAGCTCGTGGTTCACGAACTGCAGTTGTTCCATCAGGGACGAATCGCGGATGTCCTTGCCGGCCCATGCCTTGAAGTTCGCCTGACGGTCCGGGTGCCATTGCGCGACGCCATAGGCGCGCCCGCTGTCGCCGACGGCCTGGTGGTTCAGGCCGCTGCCGCTCTCGCGCTGCAGGTTGGCCACGATGCCGACCGCCTGGTCATGGTTCCAGCCCATGCGTTGGAAGAATGACACCGCGTCGATGGGGCCGTTGACGCCGCCACCAGCAGCAAGCGCCGCCCCGCCCCGTCCGGCTGCGCCACGCCGGCGCGCCAGCTCAGCATCTTCGCCGTTGTTCAGGCCGCCGCTGTGGAAGAGCAACGCGGCGGCGCCGCCGATCCGAGCTGCCCACGGCAGGAAGCGCGCTAGCCACCCCGCGCCCGCGCCAGCAGCAGCGCCAGTACCGGCGGCACCCCCAGCAGCAGAAGCGCCGCCGGCAGCCGCTGCGGCGGCATTGGCCGCGCCCAGCGCGCGCACCGCCGCGACCATCTTCCAGATGCCGCTGACGATTTTGAAGCCGCCCAGCGCGCCGAACGCGCCAACCAACAGCATGATCTTTGTCGACCAGCCGTCCGTGGCCTTGTCCAGCTCGATGAACTGGTCGACCAGCCACGACAGGGGCGGGCCGAGCGCAGTGGCTGCGGCCAAGATCGCGGCGGCAATGTCTGCGGCACGATCAGCGATCTCGTCCGAATGGTCTTCGAACCACTTCTGGAAGCGATCGAGCTGCGGCCCCACCTTGCGCAGCAGCGCGCCCTCCACCTTGATGCCGAAGTTCTCGAACGTGGTGCCCAAGCCTCGCAGAGCGACCATGAACTGGTGCGCGTCCTCGGCCGCCTTGTCCAGACCGTTTTTCCGGGACATCTCCCGGTACTGCTGCATGAACTTGGCGAAATCGCCATCGCGCATGGCCAGCAGCAGGTTCTCGTCGATGCCGAGTACGCTTCCGTACTGGCTGGCCAGCCAGGTCGGCTGCTTTGCCAGTTGCGCGCCGAGGTCGGACAGGATGTCGACCGTGTCGCGCAGCTCGCCATTCGCGTTGCGCGTCTGCACGCCCAGCGTGGCCAGGTATCCCTCGCCGGCCGGGTTGTTCCGCAGGAACTTGGCCAGGCTCTCCACCGCGCCGAAGGCCGTCTCGGTCGAGATGCCCAGATTCCGCGCAGCGAAGTCAAACGCCTTCAGGCTGGTGGCCGCCGCGCCGGTGCGCTTCGAGACGAAATACAGGTTCTCCAGCTTCGACGCCAGCGCCGACACGCCCACGCTGACGGCCAGGGCCGATGCGGAGATGGTCGTCACCAGCTGCTTGACGCCCTTCGTGGCCTGTTCAACGCCGTCGTTGAACCTCTTCAGGCCCTTCTCGTCGACTTTGAAGCCCAGGGCGACAAGAAATTCACGGATGACGGTGCTTTGGGCCATTGCTCTGCTGTTCCAAGATGCGGCGCGCGGCCGCCTGGTTATCAGCTTCCATCATGAGGAAGTCATTCATCAGCGCGATGTCTTCAAGGCCCAGCGTGCCGTCGAGCAGAGACTCGTACTTGCACATCTGGGCCTTAACCGGCGCGAGCAGGAATTCCTCGCCGTTCGGAAGGTGCCTCAGCCAGCCTGTACCGCCGGTTCCGGGCTGCTCGCTTGGCTTGTAAGCAGCCCTTGAATAAAAGGCCCGAGGTTGGCCACGATGACCTGCACCACCAGCGGCAGGATCACGCCCATGTCCATGTCCTGGAACATCAGGTCCTTCTGCCCGGGGGAAACGACGAACGACCAGCCAGTCTCCTGCCGGCGTTGCACAGCGGTCAGGCAGTTGTCCATGACGTAGTCGGCATCGGCGTCGTTCATGGCGGCCAGCGCGTCGGCGAACGGCTGGAGGGCCTGGCTGAATCCGTCGAGGTCGTTGGTGAGTGCGCCCATCGCGCCGGCCGCGCCGCCGCTCGTCTTCGCCAGCTTCATGAACACCGGGATCAGCGCCGGGATGATCGGCGCGATGCGGCGCGACACGTGGAACTGCTGCTTCGCGGTCAGACGCCCGATCGAGTAGGCGTTGCCGCCGAGTTGGATTTCACGGCGCATGGTCAGTAGGTCCCCAGCATGCCTTCGATTCGGCCGGCGTCGAATACCCACTCGACGGTGCCGCCCTCGGTGGCATAGGTCAGGTCCGGCACCTTCTTGAACGCACAGAAGATGCCGGCGATGGCATCTCCGGAGACCGACTGGGTCACGGTGATGACGTTCTTGCCCCACAGCCGACTGTCGAGCTTCTGGGCGTTGTACAGCGCCATGAGCGTGCGGTTGATGGGCGCCGTCTTCAGATAGCGTGCCGTGATCTGGCCAGAGCTGTCAGCGCGCAGGCTGTGCTGCACGCTGCCGTCCGAGCCCACCGCCATGGCGTTTTTGTCGTTCGCCATGGCAACGGTGATGCCTTCTTCAGCCGTGGCCTCGCCATAGCCGAGCGAGAACGAGCCGCCCGGCCCGGTAATGGACGCCTGGACATCGATAAACGAATAGGTGCCGCCTTGCATGGTCTCTTTCCCCTATCAGCGGTTCACGTTGACCAGGATGTCAACGGTATGGATGGCGCCGGCTTCCTTCGCCGCGACCTGGAATGCGACCGACTTGCGCTCTTCACGGTCGGCCTGCGACTGAAGCGCGATCGGCGGCGCATAGACGTAGTAGCCCTTGGACAGCGTGTCGCCCTGCTGCAGCGCGCCGAATCCGTCCGAGTTCCAGACGCCCGGGGCCAGATAGCCGTTATTGACTGCGGCCACACAGGCTTCCTCGATCTTGCTAGCGATCAGCGCGTTGCCCGCGTCGGTCTGCGGGACCTTCGTCTTGCTCTGGTACAGCAGGTTGTACACATCGGTCTGGATGCGGTTCTGGAACCAGATCGAGTTGTAGATCGAATCGATGAAGATGCCGCTGGGCGTCACGCCGTACTGCACGATGGCCGTGTCGTTGTCGTACTCGACGAACACGTTTCCCCGCTTGTCCTGCAACACGTTGGCCTGGCTGCTCGACAGGGTCTCCGGCACGATGCCGGGCTCCTGCTTGTGCATCAGGGTGATCGTCGTGTTGTTGCCGTTGAAATTGGTGGTCAGCAAGCGGCCGAACAGCGACGCCGCGGCGTACGGGTTGTTGCTCGAGTACTGCGCGAACGAGTACTTGTAGCCCTTGGCCTTGAACCGGGACAGCAGGTCCGTCGTCGCGGTACCGTCCAGCGCCTGCGGTTCCTGCGTGGTGGCGCCGTAGATGTGGCGCTGATCCGCCTCAATCAGGTCTGCCACGGCGACGTGCTGGTCGTTCGTCAGCGACGTGTCGGCGAACTGGATACCGAGGAACTTGTTCGCGAAACGGTCCAGGAAGAGGTTCACGCACGCGTCCGGGGCCTCGGCCAAGATGCCGTCGACCGGTACCGAGGCCAGGCCGCTGGTCATGCCCAGCATGGCCGAGATGTCGGTGCCAGAGCCAGTCGGTGTGGCATAGCTGACCTTCGAGCTGGTGCCCGTGGTCGGCGAGGCGATCACGAACTGCGTGCCGTTCCAGACGCAAGTGGCGCCGGCCAGTGCGGTCTGGATGATCGTGGCCACACCGTTCAGGTTCGTCACGCCCGAGAAGTCCATCGCCGACACGGTCTTCACGGTCGCGTCGATCGTGACCTTGAACGAGCCGGCCGTGACCGCCTTCCACACCGTGATGTCCTTCTGAGCGGCGGACAGCGCTGCGCCGCGCAGCGAGCCGGCCGTGGCGGTCTTCGCCCAGCGGCCGATGTTGAGCTGAGACGGCTGGGGCGTCTGCTGGAAGTACAGCAGCGCGGCCAGGTATTCCGGCGCGGTGTTGCCGAATTCGCTGCCCACGGCATCAATAGTGCCGTACGACCGCATGCGCTCATTGGTGTCGATCACCGCCGAAGCGCCCAGGATCAGCGCCGTGTTCAGGTTGGCGCCCTGGGCCGCCAGCGGCGACATGTTGATGGATACATCGATCAGCCGCGACACCGGCAATCCGTTAGACATGGCAACCCCTATGAAAAGTAACCCCCGTTGAGTGGGGGACGCTCCAGCGACTATTTGGAAGGTTGAAATTTGAGTTCTTGGTAGAGCGGTCGATAACCAGGAAGGCAGACATTCCACCTCAGGGAGAACGATTCAAGATGCAAGAAGTACCAGTGAAGAAGAACGAGGGCGTATCGCAGCCCAAGACACCAATCTGTTCAACAATCAAACAGCTCGCAAAAGAGTTTGCGATTCCGTTATCGCTTGCTGCGCTCTGGTCCACTTTTGTCGCCTCTAGGGCCGCTGATTGGGATGCCAAAATCGCAAACTTCGGAGTCGCTTTCACCGGCTCATGGGTGTTCTTCGCCATGTTGACCGGCAGTTGGTTCCGAGTTCGAAAGCAGCAGCGAGTCGACGGAACGCTGCAGGCCATTGCATCACGGGCAGAGGAGGTGCTAGTCCAGCTAGAAGAAAGGACCAACGCTATCGTCAGTCACGTGACCGGAGGTGAAAGCGTCTGCTACCTGTTCCCGTTGGCAATTGATCCGACTCGCCCCCTACTCCTACATGAGGGCGAGTACCCCGTATACGACATCAAGGCTCGCATTACCGATCTCCAGAGACTTGCAGCTCTGAACAGGGACAATGCAGTTACATCGCATGACATATTCTTCGGCGATCACACTTTCGAGGTCGACCTCATGACACCCAAAATCGGTCGACCTGCTCCCGTGGAGCTCAACATCGGTGACCGGACCGCCATCGATTACCTCATCTTCTACAACGCTCGCAACGGGATCTTTCATCAGGCGCTCCATCTGAGGAAAGTCCACGAGGCGTGGGTCTCCGCCATCCGAGTGACCAAAGACGACAAGGAAATCTATACACACGTCAGCAAGGGTTTCCCGGGTTCGGTGGACGGCTCCGTAAACTGGAGCGAACTCCGGAACGTCCGGCCCAACTGACTATCGAGTTCGCAATCACGGGCCTCATCCGACTACCACGTTCTCCTCTGACGAGAGCAAGTTGAGGACCGGATAAGTCCGGGTGATCTTGCGGCGCAGGGTCAGCGTCAGGTCGAATCGTCGATTCCACTGCTGGTTGATGAGCGCCGGCGCGGGCTGGATATCGCTCACGCGAATGAACTTCATGCCGTGCAACGCCAACTGCTCGCTGTTCTGCGGGACCGCCATGCTGTCGGCCAGCAACTGGGCGTAGCCCTTCGCGGCCGGCCCGTAGAACGAGCACAGCAGGTCGATCTCCTGGTGTCGGACGTACTCGTCGCTGCCCTCGCCGGCGCCGTCGTGCTGGATGGCCGGACCGGCGTCGTTCGCCTGGCGCGTGATGCCGATTGCGCACCAGTCCTCGTTCGGCTCAGGCTGCTTCGGTACCGTCGACTGCCAGCGAGGGCGCACCATCGCGCCGGGCAGGCCCGTCACGCCCGCGACCAGCTCCTGCATCAGGTTGTCGAGTTCGTCGTCTTCGGCAGGCACCGGCGCCGTCGGCGCAAGATAGCCGCCAGTGGCGCTGGTGTTTGCCATGGATTACCCCGAAAGCGGTTTCAGATCGCAGGTGGCGGCCACGAAGCCGCGCCCGAAATGGCTGTAGTCGCTGACGCTGACCACGGTGTAGGCCCGGCCCTGCCAGACGACTTCGTCGGCGTCCTGGCCCGGGCTGCCATCGATCAGGCGAAAGGGCGTGTGCAGCGTGACCGATCCGGTGATCAAGCTGCCGTCCGACCCGCGTTGCAGGATGTCGCCCTTGTCGCTGGTGACCACTGCGGCAAACGGCGTAGCCGTGGGCAAATTCTGGGCGCGGCCGTGCCCGTCGACTGTCTGCGCCATCCGGTTGCACACCAGGCCGGTGTCCATGAAATCCGGATCGAGCAGAACGTCGACGACGTCGAGTTGTGCCATGGACTATTTCCGTTTGCGGATCACATAAGTGACCGCGTTGCGTAGCTGACCGGTGTCGATCAGTGGCTTGGCCAGTTCGGTGCTGGGCTGTTGGCCAGCGGCGCGCGCCGCCAGTTCGTCTTTCGCACCCTGCCTGCCGCGCCGCGCGCGCTTTCGCAGCGTCGCCTCACTGAGCGCCGGACCGATACCGCTGTTGATGCGGGCCCGTACGGACGACTGCGCGACCTGGCCGGCCATGGCCATGCGCCGCTGCGCGCCATCGATGTCGCCATCGAGCGCGGCCTCCACTCCCTTCTGCAGCTGCGGCAGGGTCTTCGGCTGCGCGGCAGCCACGCCAGGGACAAGGAACGGGCGCGCCGGCAGATTGATCTCTGGCGCCCCGTTCTCCTGGATGTATCCGATTTCCGCGTTGCTGAGCGGCGCACCCTCATCCTTGCGGCCGGCGGTGCTGTCGGGCACGCCGACAAGGACTTGCTGGTCGACCAAGCCGTTGATGGACTGAAGCACCTGCTTCAGCCTGTCCACCTTCATGAAGCCCATGGGGAACTCCCGATGGGCTGGCGCGGCTACAGCTGCATGCCGCCCGCGCCCATCATTCTGGCGAGAGTGAGGAACCGGACGCCGTAGGTCGTCAGGTTCCACATACCGGCGTCGTCAATGGTCGCTGCGCCCGTGTCGTAGCTGGCGCTAACCTTGTCGACTGCCTTGGAAGAGAGGGGGCCGGTGACCTGGCCCGGCGTACCGCCGACGGCGGCGGTGGCTTCATCGCGCGCGGCCAGCACAAGGTGGTGCGCGGTGCAAAGCTCGATGCCCTGGTCCGTCAGGACGCCCCAGCGGCACGGATTGACGAGTGACACCGAGACCGTCAGCCAGAACTGCACTGTCGCGTCCGGATACTTCGTCTCGTCGTCGAACTCGGGAAAGTCCTGTCGGAACTGTTCGGGTGTCATATGTGGTTGGCTGATGCCCCTCGCGAGGCATCATACCCCCTTACTTCTTGCTGGTCTGCTTGGCCGCAGCGTCCGCCGCCTTCTCGCGCTCGGCGATGGTCACCTCGCGGGTGTCCAGCGCTTCGGCCCGCGCGTTCAGATCGGCTTCGCGCTGGTCGGCGATCTTCTCGCGGTCGGCGACGGTGCCGGCGCGCAGGTCCAGAGCGTCCTGCAGTTCCTTCAGCTCTTTGGCCTTGCCTTCCAGGAACTGCCCTGCGGAATCTAGGGCTGCCCGCTGCTCGGCCAGGTCACCGGCCTCCCCACCCGCCGCCGGCTCCTCGCCGATATGGGCCTTCACGAACCAGTGCTCGGCCACCGCCGGTGACACGGTGTGGTTGCCCACGGCGAACTCGTGCTTCTCGCCTTCGTGCTGGAGCACGAAGGCCTTGCGAACGTAGATCTTCGGCATGTCGCGCTCCTTAGATACCGTCGCGGTAGCCGATCAGCTCGGGATACACCACCTCGACCACACCCAGCCGACCGAAGTAGGTGGTGAGCTGACGGATGTCGCGATATTCCAGCGGCGTGCGCTGAAGCGGCACCAGCGGGAACCGAACCTTGTCCTGCTCCTTGGTGTACGCCATCATGCGGTCCGCGTTCGCGACCCCGCGCTGGAACAGCCACTTCAGCGGCTGGATGTTCAGCGGCCGCCCGTTGATCGAGTTCGAGATCGTGTTCTGCTTCACGTACTCGAGGATGCTGATGTTGCCTGCATCGCTGACCTTGCGGCTGACCAGCAGACCGAACTTGGCCGGCGGCAGGCGCAGCTCGGACGGGCATACCGCATAGGCGGACGCCGCCCACACGCTCGTCAGAAGCTCATTGACGTCCGCGACGATCTGATCCGGCGTGGCCGTCGCCCAGTTGCCGGTGGCGGCATTCGACACGTTGGTGACGGTCGCCGCATTCACCAGGCCGGTGACTCCCAGCACGGTGTCGCCGATGTACACCTGCTCGTCGACGTCCATATTGTGCTTGAGCTGCATGCCGGTGAACTTTTGCTGGTCCACCGGGCGCCCCAGCTTCTGGGCGGATTCCAGCTCAGGGATGGTCCAGCCGATCTGCATGCCCCACAGCGTCAGCGGGCTGGCCGTCTTGCCGATGTCCAGCGCGATGCCGGCGATGGCCGAGGCGTCCTTGCCGATCCACGACTTGCCGTTCGGGGAAGCGCCGCCCGCAGCGGCGAAGCTGGAGTTCGTGAACGACGACGTCTCGTCGGCGATGGACACGTCCTCGCGCAGGTCGATGTCGCGCGACCAGGTGACCGAGGCCAGCGGGCCGTGCAGCGTCTGGTCCAGGCGTTCCAGCTCGCCGATCAAGAAGGCGCCCGTGCTGTCGATCGTGCGGCTGTCGAAGGTCAGCATGCTGTCGCGCGTGCGGGCGCGGATGATCGCCGGGGCGTTGACCATGGCGATGGCAGCCGCCGCAGCCATGCGCGGGAGGATGATTTTGCTCATTCTGGGATACCCCTTAGATGTTGTAGGCGATCTCGACATTGCCGTTGGCATCGCCGGCGTTCATAAACGTGGCGCCAACAACCGCGATGGTGTTGGTGCTGTCCGCAGCCGCCTCGACGCCGCCGATCGGCTTGCCAGCGGCAGCCGTGGCAACCCGCACATACACCTGGCCACCAATGGCCGGCGTGCCGGCGTTGTTCTTGATGGTCATGTAGCCCCGGCGCATGACGTCCGCGACGCCGGTGGTCGGAGGTGTGGCCGTGCCGAGCGGCTCCGACCCGGCGCCGCCGGTGGTCGGGTACGGACGGACCAGCAGGCCATACACAGCCGTGGCGGCGTCACCGCCGGCGATCGGCACGAACTTGCCGGCAGCGATCTTGCCGAACAGCCCGTAGCCCGGGAACGGCAGCGCCGAGTTCAGGATCTGCGACTCAACGGTCGCCTGCGACTGGCGCGAGATATCCCCGGGGATGCCCGAGGCCATGCGATACAGGATTGCGTTGCCCATGTGGCACTCCCTTAGTTGGTGGACCGGTCGGCCCAGTACTTGCGGTTGGCGGCGTTGATTTCGGCGGCCGTGCGGGGCTTGCCGAAATCCTTGGTCTTGGCGACGCCGTCGTGCGTGCGCCCGTTGTTCTGCGCCTTGATCAGCTCGCTGGCGCCCATGAACGCGGCATTGATCAGCGCGGCGGGCAGCTTCTCGAAGTCAGCGGTCAGGCCGCCCAGGAACGGCGCGATAGCGGCCTTGCCGACATCCGTCTGGTACGCGACGTCGAGCGCCTTGCGCTGGCACTTGCAGAGCGACGCGGCGCGGTCCTTGGTGGTGATCTTGGCGTCGAAGGTCGGCAGCTTGATGCCCGGGGCCAGGATCTCGGCGCGCGAGGGGATGCTGGCCGCCGTGTCGCCGGTGTACAGGACGACGTCGGCCTGGCTGAGCGTGCCAGCGGTGTTGGGGTCGGTCAGGTCGCCGTCGTCTCCCGTCTTCTTCTTGTCCGGGTCGTCCTCGTCCTCGTCGTCGGTCTTTTCCTTGTCCGAGTCCTTGGCCTTGCCCTTGCCCAGCGCGGCGATGGCGGCGTCCTGAGCGTCCATGCGTTTCAGGATCCTGGTCAGCAGCTGGGACGTGGCGTCGCCGGTCTTGCTGCCCTTTTCGCCCTTGTCGTCATCCTCGTCGTCGGGCTCCTCGTCCATGGCCTCGGCTTCCTTGGCCAATTCCTCGGCGCCCTCGGCGTCCTTTGCCATGAACGCCGCGCGGATGCGGTCGGCGAACGTACGCTTGCCTTTGGGCTTGCTGTCTTTGGTCTTCATGTCTTCGGGTTCCTTATCGCCAATGGCGCAGCGCGGGCCGCAACGGCCGCGCTCAACCAGGGCTACGTGGTTGACAACGATGTTCCGCTGTTCCCCGCGGCCGGGTGATACCTGGATGTAGTCAGCTTCGTAGCCGAGGCTGACTTCCTCGATGTGCTCGTCCTGCACGGCCTTGATGGCGTCCGGATGCTTGATCAGCAGGTCGGCAACCAGCAGGTCATCGGCCAGGCCAGTGCCGCGGCGCGGGTTGAGCATCACGCCCTGCGTCAGGGCCGCGTAGTTGGAGGGCTGCACGAAGTCGTCCGGGTGATCGAGCGTCGCGTCCTTGCCCATGCAGCTAGCCAGCGTCGCATCGCGAAACACCTCTTCGGGCGTCCGGCTGATGCGGATCAGGCCGTCAGGCCCAGGCTCGACGGGTACCTCGCCCGGGCCGTACAGCATCTCGCCGGTGCGCGCCACGGGCACTTCCTCGCACAGCAAGAAGCCCTCGGGCGTCAGCGAGCGCTTCGGGCCCAGCTTCTGTACGGTGTAGAAGCGCATATCAATCCTCGGGAATCACAGGTTCCGGGTAGCAGCGGCAGTTCGGGAACTGGCCGGCGTGGCCTTTCATCCCGTCCAGCGTGGGCGGGTCATCCCAGGCGACGAACTTGCCTTCCATTTCACGGTGCGACTCGCGCACGTCACCGTCGCCGGACGTCCGCCAGACGTACCCCGGCGAGCCGACATGCAGCGCCCGCGCCTCGGTCAGGGTCGACGCGGTGCGCGCGACCTCGGTCCGGGCGATCAGGTCGGCGCGGCTCTTGGCCACGTCTCCCGATGCCTGGATCGCCTTCGAGATCTCCGACGCCCTGGTGCTGTCCTCGATGCCCTCGATGGTCAGCTTGTGCACGCGCTTGGCCGCATCCAGCGGGATGGACTTGATCAGCGTCACCTGCTCACCCATCAGGGCCTGCATGGTGGCGCCGGTCGGCGCCGTCCGGATCTCCTGCCGCAGCGCGCGGGACAGCTCGGCCGAGTACTGCATCCAGGCCTTTTCGTCCCGGCGGTTCACCTCGGTCAGCATCTCGGCCGCGGCGCGCTCGGCCCACGGCGTCAGCGCCTCGGCGTACCGCTGCAGCAGCTGCTCAATCGTCGGCAGGACGCCGGGATCGCCAGGCGGAAAGCCATTGACCAACACGCCCACCTGCTGCGCGACCTGTCGGAGCTGCATCCGATACACCCTTTCCGGTCCGCTTGTCCTTACCGGATTGCGGCGGCGCTTCCGATCCGTTGTTCGGGTCATCAACATCAGGCAGTTCCATTTCCGGCGCCGGGGGCGGCTCGTTCTCCGCGTCCTCGATCGCATCGTCCGTGATGCTGGTGAACACCCCGGTGCTGTGGCTCGACTGGCGCAGTTCCTTCATGGCCGTGGGCTTGTCGACCAGGTCTGCGTCGTAGGCCTGCGTCACCGCCTCGGTCACCGTCTTGGCGTTCTGCGCCTTCTCGGTGTCGGACAGCTGCCACAGCGACGTGAATCCGTAGGCAAAGCCTTCCGGCGGTGGTTTGCCCAGTTCCGACCGGATCACCACTTCATACAGCCGGGTGACGGGCGCGCGCAGCTTCCGTTCCTGCTGCTGCTTCGTGTTGTCGTAGTAGGTCCGCAGGTCCGATTCACCGGTGCTATTCAGGCCGGCCGGCGACTGGCCGAACAGGCGCACCAGCGGGATGCCCAAAGCGCCAGACAACTGTTGGCCGAACTGCATCAGGACGCTGTCCAGCCCAGAGAACTGGTAGGAATCCGTCTGCAACTCGTCTGCCGCGTCGATTAGGGTCAGCCCCTCATTCGACTGGTACCGGCGGATGAAGTCGACGTTCTTCACCAGCGCTTCCATCGCCGGGCCGCCCATGGCGATGATCTCGCGCAGCTTGTCGACCTTGTACGTGCGAAGATGGGCTTTGTAGACCAGCTGGGCGGCGCCGATGGTGGTGCTATCGAACGCCACAAGCCGGTCAATCAACCGCTCGATGACCGACTGCCCCCAAAGGTTCTCGGCGATTTTTTGCCAGTACGGCAGGTCCACGCCGTCGATGCGCAGCACCCGGCTGTAGTGGATCCGCTGGCGCTTCAGCGCCATGCTGTCCGCCACCACATCGTAGTAGCGCGGCTGGCCCATGTCCGGACCCATCTCGGTGACCAGGTCCTCGAGCGACGGCTGCACCAGCCAGCGGTCCAGCACGTACAGGCCTTTAAACTGATCCTTGCCGATGCTATCCAGCCGCAGTGGTGTGGCCGGGTTCTGCCCATCGATCAGCATCACCGCCAGCGCACCGCCATAGAGGCGCGCCCACTTGATCGTGTCGTTCAGGCGGTCCCAGAGGCCCATCCGCTCGAAAGCGGCGTTCAGCTTGTTCTGGTCGGACGGGTCCAGCTCGGCATCGATCTCGGTGCCCGCGCGCGTCATGTCGTCGGCAACCACGTCGACGGCCTGGCCAACGATCCAGCTCGACCGGTACATGGCCTCCAACTGCACGCGGTTGCGCGAAATGAAGTCGAAGCCGTAGCTGAACTGCGACGCCTGGTTGTTGGTGCCCAGGCCCAGACGCGCCTCGAAGTTCTGGAAGCTGTCGCCCGTCATCCAGCGCTTGGCATTCGCGGACGCAGCCACCTCGGCCCGATGCGCACGGATCTGCGCTTTGCGTTGGTTACGGTTCATTCCTGTCCGAGTTTGGTCCAGATGTCCAGCGACCGGCCGCCGGCCAGCATGTCATTGATCGCATCCACCATCGGATCGATCTGGTCATCGTGTGCGTGCGTGTCGTCAGGCGTGAAGGCGTCGCATTCCTGCGTGAAATCGCTCACCCACTCCGCCGCCTCGGGAATCATCACCAGACCGGCATCGATGTAGCTGACCACGTCCATGACGCGCACCAGCTTGTCGCGGTGCCGCTCGATCCCCTCGACGGGGATGGTCCCCGACGCCTGTATGTCCTGAATCAGCCCGGTGCCGCTGGCCTTGTCCTCGACACGCATCTTCACGAGCGCCGCGCCAAAGTGGAAGTCGTACGGCAGGTGCTTGTTCCAGAAGTCGATGGCCTTCTGCCGCAGCTCGGGCGCCGGCCACTTCCCCCGGATCTGGTCCAGCAGGTAGATCCTGCCGTTCTTCCCGTGCCCCCAGCACTGCAGCACGCTGTAATCGTTCCGCTCGGCGGTCTTCTGCGCCGTGTCGGCATAGATGACGCGCTTGTGCAGCTCGGGCGCCACCGTGTACCGCCCGAAATTAGCGCTGCGGATGATGCCGCCACCCAGCGGGCTGGGGCGTTGCATGTACTGCCCGCTGAACACGTAGCGGTCAGCCTTCTCGCTGGCCAGCAGGTCGTCGAGCGGTTCCTTGTAAGGCCAGTAGCTGAACCGACCGTCCTCGTCCTTCTCACCCAGCTCGACCAGCGCGCGCACACGCTCGGGCAGCTGTTCGACGTACTCGTCGGTGATCAGCGCCGGGATCTCGATGAATTCCCAGTCGCCCGGCACCTTGCCGGCCTTGATGAAGCCCGTCGGGTCTTCCTCGGCCAGCCGCTGCATGATCACGATGATCGGCGTGTCCGGGTTGGCCTTCCGGCTCTTCACCGTGGACAGCAGCTTGCGGTTCGCCTTGTCGCGGTTCGGCTTGCTGTATGCGTCCTCGACCTTCAGCGGGTCGTCGATGATGATGGCGCCCTGCCATCCCTCAGTCATGTGGCCCGCGCGGAAGCCGGTGATCTGGCCGCCGAGCGACACCGCGTACACGCCGCCGGCCTTCTTGCCGTCGGCGATGACGTTCCAGCGCTTCTTCGACTTCGCGTCCGGCGCAATGGTCAGCGGCCACAGCGCCTGGAACTCGTCCGACTGGACGATCTCGCGCGCCGTCTCGCTGTTCAGCAGCGCCAGGTCATCCGAGTACGAAATGTGCAGGAACCGCGCGCGCGGGTTCACCGACAGGCCCCGCGCGATCAGGTTGATCGCCACCAGCTCGGTTTTCGACGAGCCCGGCGGGACGTTGATGACGACGTTCTTCAGCTCGCCATCGATGACACGCTGCACCGTGTCCGCGATCAGCACGTGGTGCCAGTTGACGCGGAACTTGATGCCCTGCCGGTGCTTGAAGAAGTACCGGCTGAAAAACAGGTGATCGCGCTCGCACTTCGCCTTCAGGACGGCGCGCTCGACGGACGGGTCAATACTCGTCTTCGAGTTTCGCGACAGCGGCTGCGACCTGTTTTTCATCGACGACGGTGGTTCGTTGTTCGACCGGCCCGCCGTCTTCCCCTGTCAGCTCGATACGCTTCGGCGTTTCCTTCCACCCGGCCTGCGTCTTCAACCAGAAGATGGCCGCAGTGACTGCGCCCTTGCCCGTGCCGGTGGCTTGCTTGAACAAGGCCTGCGCCACGAGGGCGTTTGTCTTGTCCTTCGCCGTATCCAGCTCGGCGCGGAAATGGACCCGCAGCGTCTTGGGCGTCATGGCCTTGCCAGTCTGCGGGTTCACGATGCAGCTCGCGATGTACTCGTGGGGTGCGCCGAACCCGGCCAGCGAGCTGACCAGCCTGCGGTCTTCCTCGGTAGGCTCGAATGGTTTGCGTCCCGCCATGGGTATCACTCGTCAGGATCGGGGAACAGATCGTCCCCCAGCACCACATCACCGCACGCCGCCACGGCGCGCTTCCAGTCGCCCTTCACGAACACCAGGACATTCTGGTGCACCTTGCCCAGCTTCCGGCTGGCTGCAAACTGCTTGCCCGCGCGGATGGGGGCGCTCCCCAACGCGGTCAGCAGGATGGCTTCGTTGTACAGCCGCATGCCGGCATCGATAAACGCGTCGATGGTGTCCGACACGAAGTTCCGATATGGGCCGGTGCCGCGCTTCTCGCGCATGTCGCCGACCACAAAGCATGCGAAGCGGTCGCGCTTCAGCAGGCTGACGGCGCCGACGACGACCTCGCGGTAGGCCTCCATGAAGGCCGGGTAGTCCATCGTGGACAGGTCCGCCGGGTCATCCGAGTACCGTTCAAGGTCCGCATACGGCGGGCACGAGAACAGGAAGTCGGCCTCGACATCGGGCAGCCGCCGCGCGATCTGCCGGCCGTCGCCCACATGCCAGACGGGGGCCGGATCCTCGGTTTGCACCCGGTGCAACTGGCCGCGGTTGGCTTCCACCTGCTCGGCGCGCAGCTCCATGCCCACATACGGGCGCCCGAGGCGCGCCGCGACAACGCCGCGCACGCTGCCACCGGCGAACGGGTCCAGCACCAGGCCACCGGCCGGGCAGAACCACCGATAGGCCAGCTCGCACAGCACCGGGTCGAAGATACTGGTGCGGTGCTGCGGCGTGGCGCCCTGCTCGGCCTTCTGGTGGTCCGACGCCGACGCATAAGCCGGTGCGTCGCGGCCCAGCTCGGACTGGATACCCAGCCCCAGCCATGCGGCCTTGCGTTCCTGCCACGCCGCGTCGCGTGCGTTGAGCGTGCTGAAGGGCGGCACCATGAACTGCTCGGCCAGCGTCCGGCGCTGCGTGCTTGGCGCCGATCCAGGTGGGTCCAGCAGCTCGCCCAGCTCGTCCGGCGTGAAGCCGAGCACCGTCAGGTCGAACTCGGCGTCGCGCAGGTCCACCAGCTCGGCGGCCAGCAGGTCGACATCCCAGCCGGCATTCTCGGCCAGCTTGTTGTCCGCCAGGATGTACGCGCGGCGCTCGTCCGGAGACAGGTGCGACAGGTCGACCGTGGGCGCTTGGCCCGGCACCGGGCAGTTGGCGATAGTCTCGCCGGCCGCCCACATCTGCGTGGCCGCTTCCAGCCGGCCATGGCCTGCCAGCAACTCGTCGCCGGCGGTCAGCGCCGGATTGGTCCAGCCGAATCTGCGCAGCGACGCCTTGATCTGCTCGACCTGCGCGGCACTGTGCGTCCGTGCATTGCGCTCATAGCGGATCAGCTCGTCGGCCGCGCGGTAGCGGATTGTGAGCTGATCGGCCTTTTTCATACGCGGTAAAAATGCACGGGCGGAGAATGAAAAATGCCCGGAACGGGTAGCCGGGCAAAGCCACCTGGGAGGGTGGAAGGAGACAAGCGGGACAGCTCGAATCAGGCTCAGAAATGCAAAAAGCCCGCTTGCGCGGGCTCTGGACGTAATTCGTAGGTGTATCGAATGAGGGCCATTTTTGTGCACGAAATGCACAATGTCAAGAAAAAATCGAAAAACGGCTACGCTTCGGCCTGCTCTTCGAGGGCAACCATCCCGGCTGCCATGAGTCGCCCGTCGATGGCCAGCCAGGCTACAGACTCGACGCCAGGTGCCGCCATCAGGCCCTTCTTCCGTTCGCCTTCGATCCACAGCTTCAGCTTGGCGTTCTGCGCGCTGACCGTGTTGCGGTGCGCGCCGCAGTCCTCGGCGATCTGCTGCAGGTCGACACGGACGCCGAAGATCTTCTCCAGGATGGACCGCCGCACCCGGTAGTGCGAGAACGAGCCAGCCAGCTGCTGCATCGCGCGCTCGGTCAGCCAGGCGATGGCCGCTTCCCATTCCGGGTTCGCGCGCCGGGCGGCGCAGCACGGGCGCCCGCAGTCGCAGACGACGTCGCGCGGCGCACAGCGAGCGGTCAGCACCGCCTGGTGCAGCTCGGGCAGCATGCTGAGTTCGAGACGGACCATGCCGGCCTGCGCCGCACCGTCGACGCCAACCAATCCCTTCCCCGAGCCGATGGCCGGCGTCATGGCCTTGTTCATCGCCGATGCCTGGTACTGCTGGCCCGAGTAGTTGAACGCGAACACCAGCGCCGCGTGCGAGCTGTCGAAAAGGCGTTCTTCCATCGTGTTTTCCCCGGTCACATTCATTCCTTCACGCCGCCTGTAGCGGCAACTGTTCCACGCTGACCTGCACGCATGGGGACGTGCTGTAGCGCTTGCTGATGCGGTATTCCACTGCCTGGGCGTCGTCCAGCCAGACGATGCCGTTCATGCCGTCCTTCACGGCCTTGAGCACGTTATCGGCGTCCGGCTTCTTGGTGGCTGCCACGAGACCCGCTGCGGCGTCGCGCTGGCGCTTCTTGGACCAGCTGGTCGGGATCTGCAGGTTGATGTCCAGCCACAGCTCGACCGGCCCCTCGATCGGTGGCAGCCCAGCCATGGCCTGGGTGGCGAAGAGCTTCACCAGGTTCTCGTACGTCGCGGTCTTCTCGGGCGTGTAGGTCCGGACGAAGCTGCCCTGCCGCGCGAACTTGGGCCGGCCCTTGGCCACCGGCTGGCCGGGGATGGCGAACACCACCCGGCGCAGCGGGCGCGATTCGTCGAAGAGCGAATTCGTCGTCATGCCACCACCTGCCCCAGCGCCACGCCGTACATAAGCCGGTACACACGCTCGAACTCGCCCGGGTTCATCCGCTCGGCCTTGCTGACCTCGCGTTCCATGAGCCGCTGGTCGCCCGACGCGGCGATGACGCGCAGCCGGAACCAGATCGCGTGCTCGTCCGGGTCGCGCTGGACGCCCAGTTCTTCCGCCTTGCCCTGGACGCCTTCCGCCGTTGCATCCCAGTCGGTCGCAGACGGCGTGCCGCCCTTCTGCTCGGCCATGGCCTCGTCGAGGAACATCTCCAGGAAGCCCGGGTTGACCGGCGACGTGTCCCTGTCGGCGTCCCTTCGCGCGCACGCGAGGGCATGAGCCCGGAGCAACGCCGGCACGCCGATGCAACGATCCGCAATCCGGAGCAACGCCTCGTGCGCGCGCGAGGACAGCCGCAACGCCCTGCCCTTCTCGGCCTCGAGCCGCACCAGCAGGTCACCCATCGCGTCAGCGGAAAGCGGCGGCGGCGCGGAGTTATCCACAGGGCCTACACCGTGTGAAGCACCTACGCCGCTTGAAGTAGGTATGGTGTTATGTGACTGTGACTGTGACGGTCTATCGTTTTGCCATGGCTCTGACGATGGGTCTGCCATCCCATTTGCTATGCCATTTGCCATAGCATTTGCCACCTTTTTGTCATCCGGTTTGTCACCATCTTTGCCCCAGCGCTTGGCAGCACCTTGCTTCCCGGCCTCGCGCCGTTTGTTACTGATCAGCCCGGCCCGCTCGCGTTCCTGCTCGGCCCGCTTCTGCACGAGGCGGCCGTCGACAGGCGTGAACAGCGCCCGGATCTTCGGCGCGTGCTTGCGCCACTGCGACACGGAAAGCTTGGCGATCGTGGCCAGCTCTTCATCGTCGTCCAGCGGCGGCCCGTTGCGCCAGTAGTCCATCAGGATCAGCAGATAGGCGCCGTGCTGCTCGGTGGTCAGCCGCGACGTATCGGCCAGGTAGTCGCCGATGTAGAGGGGCATCCAGGTGTCGTTCTTCTTACTCATCTCCGCAACCCCCACAACACTGAGCCCACCACCAACAGGAACATCCACACGGCAACGCTGAGGGTGATCACCTCGTCCATCACGCCACCTCCAGCCCCTTCCGGGCCAACGTGCGCAGCGCTTGGTATTCGTCGCGCGGCAGGCAAACCATGCTGTCGTCGCCGGGGGCGACAACGTCCAGCTCGAGCACTTCGAACAGCGTGCAGAACTCGGCGAAGCTCAGGCGGTGCCCGCTGTTGTTCAGGAAGCGCGAGAAGTTCGTCGCTTCGACGCCGATGCGCTCGGCCACCTTCTTCTGCGTGAGCGGAGCAACGCGGTTCAAGACCATCGATTCCAAGCTAGGCATGCGATGCTCCAATGTGCTCGATCGATTCCATAGGATTGACCCCAACGAAACAACACAGCCGGGCGCCACGGCGGCCGGCCAGAATGAAATGGAAAACGGGTGCTACTACCTGATGCCGGGCGGCATGGCGGCGAGATCGGCGCGGGCGCAGGCCCGGGCGCGGAACAACAGAAAGCGACTGCACACGACGCAGCATGGTCATACCCCCGGTCAGGCCACGATGGGCCCGTTCAACAGTGCGCGGCGGCGCCGCGCGGCTCTCAATCTGACTTGGCTTTGCCGGCCCTCTCGCCGGCAAAGAAGAACGCCAGCAGTTCCTCGCGGGTGAACGTTGCACCGAAATCGACGCACGCCTGCCACAGGGCGTCCATGCTGGCGCGCCGTGGAATTTTTCGGGCATAGACGAGATGCGTCTCGATATAGACGGTGGTCGTGTTCGCTGCGATAGCGAACGCTTCTCGCCGCTCGACCGACAGCGATCGGTAAAACGACTTGAAGTCCTGGGCGCAAGGAGTCGGGTTCATGCGCCGGATTCTATGACCTTTTTGGTCATAGCTCAAGAGGGCCTGTTACCAAAACAGATTATTTACCTTTATGGTCAATCAGGGTTCAATCACGCGCATGAAGTCAGTCAAGGAAATTCGCCGCGAAAAGCTGGCCATTGCGATCCAGGAGAAGTGCGAGGGGAACCAGTCTCGCGCCGCGGAGGCGCTCGGCTATTCGACGGCCTCCCTGGTGAACCGTTACCTGAGTGGCGGGAAGGACATCGGGGACAAGACGGCGCGGAAGATCGAGGAAACGTTCGGTTACCCGACCTTCTGGATGGACTCGGACGTCGCATCCTCGAATGCGTCCGCCCGCACTACCACTGCCCCTGTCATTGCAACAGTGGCCCTTGGGACCCTGGAAAAATGGCAGATCGAGGACGCCGCCCGCCTTAAGGAACTCTTCGATTCGAAGGCTAAGTTCTCCCAGGAAGAATTCGGACGCCGGTTTGAGATCGGCACGCAGGGCATGGTCTGGCAGTACCTGAACGGCCGCCGCGCGCTGAACATCAAAGCGGCAAGCGCCTTTGCAAAGGGTCTTGGCGTTGCAGTGGACTCGTTCAGCCCGCGCTTCGCCGATGAAATCCGCCTGGCGGCAAGGCATGTCGCTGACGCCATTCCGGCCGCGCCACGCGGCGCAGACTCAGGCGCCCGGCCCTCCGACCGTATCGCGCTCGTGATGGCAGAGCAGCACTTGGACGTGCAGCAGCTCGCGCAGCTGCTCAGCGTAGAGCCCCCAGTGGTCAGGGCCTGGCTCGAACCGGACGCCCCTAAGATCGGCCTTCACCATGCCGTGAAGCTGCAGGAAGCGTATGGCTACAGCCCAAAGTGGCTGATCAATGGTCAGGGAGAGCCAAAGCTGGCCGGCTCGATTGAGCCCGAGCTGGATGAGCCCAGCCTGGCTTTTGACGTCTTCCCCATCCCCCAAAATTCGTTTCGCAAGATTCCAGTGAGAGGCATGGCGCAGTTGGGCGACAACGGACATTTTGTAGACGTCGAGTACCCCGTGGGTCATGGCGATGGCTACGTCTTCTTCCCAACCAAGGACCCCGACGCGTATGCACTGCGCTGCAATGGCGAGTCAATGCGGCCTCGGGTAAAGCACAATGAATTCGTGGTGGTCGAGCCGAACACCCAGGTCCAGAACGGTGACGAGGTCCTGGTGAAGTCGGAGGACGGTCGGGTTATGGTCAAGGAACTGGCCTATGTCCGCGACGGCGTCGTCCATCTTTCGTCGGTCAATGAGCGTCATGGCATGGTCAGAATTCCACAAGACCAGATTGAGCGGCTGCACTTTGTAGCCGGAATCGTTAAGCGATCCGCATGGAGACCAGAATGAACGATGAATCGGCGACGCGAGGGCCGATTTCCGACGAGGACGTGGTCGACTTCATGGAAGCCCGCCACGTTAGCTCCAAGTGCCCCTGCTGCGGCCACACGGTTTGGCATCGCTTGGCAGAACCGTTCGCCGGCATTAACTACAAGATCCCGCGGGCAATCCCAGATGGATATGGCGGGTCTCAACCGTTCTTTCAGGTCGTAGTGATGTATTGCATGAATTGCGGCTTCACGCGTCAGCACGCTGCACACCTTATAAGGGCCTGGAAACTCGAAAATGGCAGAGCCTAAACTTCAACTGGTGAGAGATCGCGCGCTCATTGAGGGCGGTGGCGTTGACAACCGCGGGGGCCCGCCCGATGATGGCGACATGGAAGCTCGTGTCAAAGCCCTCGAGGACGCCCTGTCTACCGCCAAGACCGACCTGGCGGTGATTAGGTCCAACTATGCAACAAAGGCCGACATCGCCGAGGCCAAGAACAGCATCATCATGTGGGTGGTGTCGGCCGTCCTCCTGGCACAACTGCTACCAGCCATCCTCAAGAAATTTGGCCTTTAGGCTTTCGCCAACAGCGCAAACCAAGCCCGCCCCTCAGCGGGCTTTTATTTTGCCTATCGTTATTACCCGTTAGGTAAAAATAAACAATCGCTACTATTACCGTTTTGGTTTGCTTTGATGTTACCGATTAAGTAATATGCCTCCACGCCGCTGACGTTCACAGCGGTTCGCTGGAGACAGACGATGCCAAATGCCATTCCCCTTGCTGCCGCGTACCAGCATGCGCACGACGCGCAGCAGCGCGCCGCCGGCGGCCAGGTGGTTTCCATCCGCACCCTAGTGCGCGAGACGGTGACCCGGATCCACGGCCGCGACCATTTCGAGTTCCGCGGCACGGCCGAGGATTCGGTCTACGAGGCCGCGCTCGACCGCAAGAACTCCCTCGACATCTACCGCTCGCCGGCCATCGCCTACCGCTACTGGGAAGGCGACGAGTACGTGGTGATGGTCCGTTGCTTCGGCCTCGACTGAGGGGCGCACGATGACATCGACACAAGCCGCGATCCGCCAAGCCGAGGCCGAGAGCTTGCGCGCCCAGCTGCAGCGAGAACTGCAGTTGGCACACGAGATCATCCGAAACGCTCTTGCGCTGATGACCCCGGCGCAGAGGACCGACTGGGCGCTCATGAACGCTGCCAGCGGGAACGACAGCGAAGGTACGACCCGCTTTCACGAGCGCGCGGCCGTCATCGCCCGCGCTACGGGAGAGGCAGCATGACCGAGCAATCCAAGGATGGCGGCCCGGCATTTCCGATTCCGGACGTGTCCCAGAACCAGGCCACCGGCGAAACGGTTGTGCACCAGAGTTTTTCTGGCATTACCGTCCGCGACTATTTCGCGGCGAAGGCCATGGGCGGCATCCTGGCCGATCCGAACGTCAAGCTCGACGGCAACCGCCCAACTTTTCTCGCAGACCTCGCATACACGGTGGCCGACGCCATGCTCGCCGCCCGGGAGAAGCAATCGTGAACCGCGACTTCTTCCTGACCGCGCTGCTCATCTGTACGGCGCCGCCGCTGGTTGTGCTGGCCGCGACCCTCTTCAGCCGGGGGTGGCAATGAAGCGCCGTCCCACCACCCGCCGCGCTATCGCCGAACTGCTGGCCCTCTGGGCCGGCACCACCCTCGCCATGGCGGCCTTGTTTCTCGTCTACCACTTGGCCAGCGCCGAGCCGCGCCAGCCCGCAACCACCGCGTCCAGGAGCGCCACATGAATCCCGAAATCACCTGGGAGGCCTGGCTGCGCGCGCAACGCGCCGCTGGCTTCCGCCCCACCGGCCGCTGGCTCGCCAGCGGTGAACCTGAACTGATCCGCATCCACTGAGGCCACGCCCATGAACATCGTCACCATCCGTGCCAGTTCGCTGGCCGAACTCTTCGACTGCCCGGCGCGCTGGGAAGCGAAGCACATCCTGGGCATGCGCATGCCCTCGGGTGCGGCCGCGCATCTGGGCACCGCCGTCCACGCCAGCACCGGGCTGTTCGACCAGGCCACGCTCGACGGCGCGCCCATCACCGCCGACGACGCCGCCGGCGCGCTCGTCGACACGATCCGCGACAAGAACGCCGAGGTCGACTGGGACGAGACCAATCCGGCGGATGCCGAACGCATCGGCCTGGCGCTGCACGCTCGCTACTGCGTCGACATCGCCCCGCGCCAGCACTACATCGGCGTCGAGATTGCCTGCGATCGTCTGGAGATCCCCGAACTGGGCCTTGCGCTGACTGGCACCACGGACCGCGTGCGCACCACGACTGATGGCGCAGGCATCAGCGACTTGAAGACCGGCGGGCGGGCTGTGGGCGCCGATGGCGTCGCCGTCACCGCCGGGCACGGCCCGCAGCTGGGCGTTTATGAGCTGCTGGCCGAACACGCCTTGGGTATCCCCATCAGCGCGCCGGCGCAGATCGTCGGCCTGAACACCGGCAAGACGGCAGCAGCGCAGCGCGTTGGCGTGGGCGAGATCGCCTCCCCGCGCGCGGCGCTGCTGGGCACCGAAGAACAGCCGGGCCTGCTGCAGCACGCTTCCCGCCTCATCCATTCCGGCGCCTTCTACGGCAACGGCAAGTCGGTCCTGTGCTCGGCGAAGTACTGCCCGCGCCACGCTACCTGCCCCTACAAGTCCTGACCACAAATTTCGAAATTTCGAAACTTCGAGAGATAACCGCTATGTCCGCAACCGCCACCCTTGAACAAATGCGCGCGCCCGCCGTGCGCGAAGCCGCCCCTGCACCCGTCGTCACGATGGGCTTCGGCAGCCTGCAGTCCTTCGAACTGATGCAGCGCGCCGCCAACCTGCTCGCATCGTCCACCCTCGTGCCTGCGGCGTACCGCAAGGTGATCGAGAAGCTGGACAAGTACGGCAACGTGAAGGAATCGCGCGAGAACCCGAACGCGCTGGCCAACGCCGTCGTCGCGCTGAACATGGCGCAGCGCATGGGCGCCGATCCCCTGATGGTGATGCAGAACCTGTACATCGTCGAAGGCCGTCCGTCCTGGTCGTCGCAGTGGATCATCGCCGCTATCAATGGCAGCGGTCGATTCTCACCGCTGCGCTTCGATATCAAGGTGCTGGGCAAGAAGAATGTCGAGCGCACTGAAACGGTCTGGGAAGGCGGCAATCGCACCAGCGTCACGAAGAAGGTCGACATCCTCGACAAGGTTTGCATCGCCTGGGCCATCGAGAAGGAAACCGGAGAGCGCCTGGAATCGCCGGCCGTGTCGATCGAGATGGCAGTGAAGGAAGGCTGGTACACAAAGAACGGCAGCAAGTGGCAGACCATGGACGAGGTCATGCTGCGGTACCGCACGGCCAGCTTCTTCGGCAAGCTCTACGCCCCCGAGCTGCTGATGGGCCTGCAGACCGTCGAGGAAGCGCAGGACATCATCGACCTGAACCCCGACGGCTCGTACTCGGTGGCCAGCGCCTCGGTCAACGAACTGCGCGGCGCGGCTCGCACTGCTGCCGCCCAGCCCGCCGAGGTGGTCGAGCACCCCGAGGAACCGGCAGGGCAGCAGGCGACGGGCGACACGAAGTCGCCTGACGATGTAGGCGACGAGGACGGTGGCCAGCAAGCCGACCTGATTCCGGCGGACGAAGGCAGCCTGCAGCAAGGCGACAGCGCACCGCTCAGCTTCAAAGACGTGAATCGCGAGCTGCTGCAGGCCCAGACCGTCGAAGACCTGGACTTTGCACGCAGCCAGATCAAGCAAGTGGCAGGCGAAGCGGAACAGGCCACGCTGCACCAGGTCGCCTCGCGCCGCATGCGCGAGTTGACCCAGCCCTCCGAGGACGCCGCGCCGGCCCAGCAGACCGCCCGCCGCCAGCGCGCACCCATCAACGCCGACTGAAATACCTGTGAGAGAGGACTGCCCGCGCGGACGGCTGTAGCGCGGGAGGAAGAACAGCGCCGCGCCGCCGAATGCTGAGGCGCGGCCCGAATGCAGACACGCACACCCGGACACCGAAATGAGCCAATCGCCCGAATTCAAAGCCACGATGAACATGACCGCCAACACTCTCGGCAAGGACCTGCTGTCCGCCCTGGTGCTGGAAATGAAGATGATGCCCGACACGTGGGTGAAGCTGTCCGAGAAGAAGCAGAACGACATCATCGACCGCCTGCGCAACCGCGTGGACGCGTCCGTGAAGATGGCCGTGCACCTGATCGCCGCGAACGGCCGCACCGTGGTCCAGGGCGATCTGGACAAGATCACCATCAAGGACGGCGCTCAGGCGCTGATCAAGATCGGGAAGTCGGTTGCCGCGCTGCACGAACTGGCCGAGGCCCAGGGCCAGGCCGTGCTGCTCGTGTTGAGCGGCGGCGAAGGCCAGTACACCGGCGGCATGGACGAGGTACGGGGCGAGTCCGATCAGCGCGCATTCGAGATGGGCCGCGAGTACACCGACGGCGATGGTGATGGCATGCCGGACGCCGACGCGCCAGCGGATGACGACGTTGTCGACGTCGACGCCAAGACCGTCGCGATCGAGCATCAACCGCTGCAGGAAGAGCTGGATGCCGCCTATCAGGCAGGCCGCGATGCAGCTGCAGAAGGCAAGCCCGAGAGCGACTGCCCGGTGATGGCCGGCGCCCTCTGCATCGAGTGGGTGAAGGGATGGAAGGATTGGCACGACGAGCATCCGGAAGAGGATCCGATCTACGCCGATGTCGAGGCCTTCGTCATTGCGAAGCAGCGTGTATCCATCACCCAGATCCAGCGCCACTTCACGATCGGCTACAACCGCGCCGCGCGTCTGGTCGAGCGCCTGGAAGCCAAGGGCGTCATCAGCGCGGCTGACGCGGACGGCCAGCGCAAGGTCCTGAAGAGCACCGAAGACCAGGAAGGGTAAGCAGCCATGAAGATCACCGCCATCCACGCCCGCAACTTCCTCGGCCTTCGGGCGGCCGACATCATCCCTGCCACGCCGGTGTCGCTGATCTGCGGCCCGAACGGCGCCGGCAAGTCCAGCCTGCAAGAAGCCGTGCGCATGGCCCTGACCGGCGAGAGCGTGCGCGTGGGCCTGAAGAAGGAATACGACCAGCTGCTTCACGACGGCGCAGAAACGGGTACGGTGGTCGTATCCGCCGGCCCGCAAGCGAACAGCATCGCCCTGCCCTCGGGCAAGCTGACCGCCGGGCTGCAGGCTGACCCGCGCCTGCCGTACGTGCTGGATGCCCAGCGCTTCGCCCGCCTGGAGGTCAAAGAACGCCGCGTGTTCCTGTTCGACCTGATGGGCCTCAAGCTCGGTACCGACCTGGTTCGCCAGCGCCTGATGGCGCGCGGCTGCCACCCCAAGAAGATCGAGGCGGTGTTGCCGCTGGTGCGCGCCGGATTCGACGCCGCGGCGAAGGAAGCCCAGACCAAGGCCACGGCAGCCAAGGGCGCATGGCGCGCCGTCACTGGAGAGACCTATGGGTCGGTAAAGGCCGGCGACTGGAAGGCCCCGGTGCCGGCCGGCGCGCCCGCCCCCGAAGACGTGAACGCAACGATCTCCGAGCTGCAGGCCGACATCGCCGAGGCGTCGACCGAGGCCGGCGACATGCAGCGCCAGCTGGGCGAGATGGACGCCGCCGCGCGCCAGCGCGCCGCCCGCGACACGAAGATCCGCGAGCTGGCCGACAAGGCCGCGGGACTGGCCAAGGCCCAGGAATCCGTCGACCGCGCCCAAGCCGACCGCGATGCCTTCCTGCCCAAGGTCGAAGCCCTGCGCGCGGCGGCCGGCGGCAAGGTAGCTGGCATGCCGTGCACCTGCCCCGAATGCGGCGTGCTGCTGCAGTACCTGGCCGGCCAGCTGGCCCTGCGCGAGCAGACGCAGGCCGACCCGGAAGCGGCTGGCCGCCTGCCTGAGTACGAACGCAGCCTGACCGTCCTGGAGAACGCGCTGAAGAGCCGCACGGCCGAGCGTGACGCGGCGAAGGCTGCCGCCACGCAGCTCGACCTGCTGCGCAAGGACGCCGCTACCGATGCCGGCGACGATGACGCCGAGCTGCGGAAGACCGTCGAGGCTCAGCTGGCCAACCTGCAGGCAGCCATTGCGGCGACCGGCAAGGAACTGGAAGACGTGCGCGCAGGCCAGCGCGCCGCCGCGCAGGCTGCTGAGCAGACCACGCAGGCCGCGCAGCACCACGCCGACGTGGTGGCATGGGATGCCTTGGCCGAGGCACTGGGCCCGAGCGGCATCCCCGCCCAGCTGCTGGCCGAGGCGCTGGGCCCGATCAATGAGCGCCTGGCCGCCATGGCCAACCTGTCCGAATGGGCCCGCATCGGAATCGAAGCGGACATGTCCATCACCGCCGACGGCGGCCGCCCCTACGCGCTGCTGTCTGAATCGGAGAAGTGGCGCGCCGACGCGATGATCGCCGAAGCCATCACGCACCTGACGGGCCTGCGCCTGCTGGTGCTGGACCGGGCTGACGTGCTGATCGGCGCCGAGCGCGACCGGCTGTTCTGGTGGCTTGACGACCTGGCCGCCGACGGCGCGATCGACACCGCCCTGGTGTTCATGAGCCTCAAGGCACCGCCGACCGGCCTGCCGGACGCCATCACGCCGTTCTGGATCGAGGACCACGAGGTCGGCACGGTACGGGAGGCAGCATGAACACCCAACAGCAACGCCGGATCATCCGGCTGCCCGAAGTGTGCGAGCGCGTGGGCCTGGGCAAGACGGCCATCTACGGCCGCATCAAGGACCACACGTTCCCCTCCCCGATCAAGCTCGGCCGCGCCAGCGGCTGGGTCGAGGAAGAGGTGCAGCAGTGGGTCGACGAGCAGATCGAGGCCTCGCGCGGGAAGCACTGATGTCCACCACCGCCGCGCTGGCCATCAGCATCGTCGCCGTGATCGCCTACATCGCTGCGAGCGTGTGGGCGGCACGCCGCCAGGCGAAGTGGATGGCCGAGATGGAAGAAGAATTCAAGAACGGAGAGAAACAATGACCATGAACCTTGATGCGCTCGAGCGGGCCGCAGTGGCCGGCACAATGAAATGGCGTGATGCCCATGCGCTCGTCTCTCTGGCACGCCAGCTGCTGCGACTGCGCACCGTCGCGCGCGACTTCTACAACACCACCGTCGCCAATCCTGAGCTGCGCCTGTCCGCGAGCAACAAGAAGGTCCGCGACGAGGCTATGCGTGCGGGAGAACGCCTGCGTGAGAGCCTCGAAGCCACGGCGCCGGGCGCTGCGCCTCAGAGCGAGCATGCGGAGAATACGCCGCTAATCTCCGCAAATTCTGCGGAGATTGCCCCGGGCACGCTGCCCTACCCGACCGAGCCTACCGACGCGCTGCTCGAGGTGCTCGGCCTGATGCTCTACACCACCACGCCCATCGCGCATGCCCTGCGCGCAGCCGGCACGGACATCCCGAAGCGCTGCGAGGAAGAGCAGGCGCACGTGCTGCACTGGCTTATCCAGCTGGCGCTGCAGCATGGTGCCGAGTGGCGCGTACGGGCGGCGAAGAGCATTGAGGAACTGCAGGCAGCGACGCAGGCCACCAGCGAGGTGCGCGCATGATCCGCCGCGAATATCGCACCTTCGGCTTCTGTTGCGGTCTGGGCGGCGGCGCCAAGGGCTTCAAGAAGGCCGCCTCACAAGTGGGCAACATGGTCGCCACCTGGCGCTGCATCGGCGGCATTGATGTCGACCCGGCTGCCGCGCGCGACTTCGAGACGCTCGTGGGCGTGCCGTGCACGGTCATGGACCTGTTCACCCGCGAGCAATACACCGCGTTCCACGGTGCCGAGCCGCCGGCCGGCTGGCGCGAGGCCACGCCGAACGACATCGTGCGCGCCGCCGGCCACGAGCGGCCCCATTGCGTGTTCATCTCGTCCCCGTGCAAGGGCGCGTCCGGCCTGCTTTCGGAGACCCTGAGCCGCACGCCGAAGTACCAGGCGCTGAACGAACTGACGCTGCGCTGCGTCTGGCTGATGTGCGAAGCCTGGAAGGATGACCCGGTCGAGCTGATCGTGTTCGAGAACGTGCCGCGTCTGGCCACGCGCGGCCGGCACCTGCTCGACCAGATTGCCCAGATCCTGCGGCACTACGGCTACGCGGTGAACGAGACGACGCACGACTGCGGCGAGTTGGGCGGGCTGGCTCAGAGCCGGAAACGCTTCCTCCTGGTGGCGCGGCACATGGAAAAGGTGCCGGCCTTCCTGTACGAGCCCGAGCTGCGGCGCCTGCAGGGCGTCGGCACCGTGCTCGGCAGGATGCCCCACCCGGGCGATCCCGCCGGCGGGCCGATGCACCGTGTCCCGTCGCTGCAGTGGAAGACGTGGGTGCGGCTGGCGTTCGTGGAGGCCGGCAGCGACTGGCGCAGCCTGAACAAGCTGGCCGTCGAGAATGGCCACCTGCGCGACTACCTGATCATCCCGGAGCGGCGCAACGGCTATCTGGGGGTGCTGGACTGGGAAGAGCATGTTGGCGCGGTCGCTGGCGAGTCGCTTCCCAGCAACGGCGCATTCTCCGTGGCGGACCCCCGGCACGCGGCGGGCGTGGCCCAGTATCAGCAGTACGGGGTTCTCCGCTGGGGCGAAGCGTCAGGCGCCATCACGGCCGGAACGAATCCCGGCCAAGGCACCTTCAGCGTCGCCGACCCGCGCCACGCCGGCCCGGCCAAGCATAACAACGAATTTCGGATCGTGCCGTGGGGCCAGGCCGCCGGCGCCGTCACCAGCGCGCACGGGACGGGCCAGTGCGTGCAGGATCCACGGCGCGCTGGCCCGACCTTCGGCAAGTACGCGGTGACGCCCTTCGACGCGCCCACCGGGACGGTGATCAGCGGCAGCACTACCGGCCAGGGGGCTTTCGCGGTGGCCGATCCGCGCACGAGCATGCGGCGCGAGCGCGGCGACGCCTACCTAACCGGCGGCCACTATGGCGTGGTCGCGTGGGACCAGTCGAGCGGGGCCGTGTCAGCAGCTGCCGGCCACGACAACGGCCGGTGGTCGGTGGCGGATCCGCGCATGCCGGTGCCGAATGACAAGCTGGTGGCGATCATCCGAGCGCGGGATGGCACCTGGCACCGGCCGTTCACCACCCTGGAACTGGCCGCCCTGCAGTCGCTGATCGAGCCGGAGGAATACCTGGAGCTGTACGGCTTGAGCGATCAGGCTTGGCGCGAGCGCATCGGCAACGCGGTGCCGCCGGACGCGGCGCGCGCGATTGCGGAGGTGATGGGCACCACCCTGCTGCTGGCCGAGACCGGCGAGACGTTCATGTTGTCGGCCACGCCGGTTTGGGTGCGGCCTGTGGCGGTGGCGCTGTCAGTTGCACCGCAAACGGAGGCGGTGTGAACCTAGCCTTTCATCGCAGTCGGAGTAATACCGGCCGCACGAATAATCGCGCCCATCATCTGTTGACTTGGCATTGCTATACCAAGGACCAGGCGACGCAAGAAATCGTCATCAATGCCTGTCTCTGTCGCCATTTCAGCAACACCGTACTCCAAAGCGATCTTGCCGAAGACGAAGCTGATCAAGTGTTCGTCGCCAGTTCCGAACGCGACGGCTACGTACGCGCCCCAGCGGTCTTCCCGCGTAGGCAGCTCGTCGGCCGCCTGGATCGCTTTGCTGATACGCGGCTCGTCAAGAATCTTTGGAAGAATGGCAGAAAGGTTGTTCATGGCTGGGGTCTCCGGTGTAACCACCCTATATCGGCGGCTTGGGCGGGTTTTGTAGAGTTGGCCCTATGATCGACCATTGCTACCAAGGCGACTGCCGGGCCGTCATGCGCGACCTGATCGCGGCCGGCGTGCGCGTGCAGTGCATCGTCACCAGCCCGCCGTACTGGGGCCTGCGTGACTACGGCCACCCGGGCCAGCTTGGGCAAGAGCCGACGCTGGGCAAGTTCCTGACCAACATGGTCGAGGTGTTCGATCTGTGCCGCGAGCTGCTGGCGGATGACGGCACGCTGTGGCTGAACATGGGCGACAGCTACGCCGGTTCGTGGGGCTCGCAAGGGCGCGAGTACAGCGGCGTGGCTGTTTCTGCATTGAGCGCGCGCCAGGTAGCAGCCAGCCAGCGCAAGGCGAGCTGCACCGGGAAGATCCGAGACGATGGCATCAAGGCCAAGGATTTGATGGGGCAACCGTGGCGCTTGGCCTTTGCACTGCAAGATGCCGGCTGGTGGCTGCGCCAGGACATTGTTTGGCACAAGCCGAACCCGATGCCGGAGTCGATTCGTGACCGCTGCACGAAGGCCCATGAGTACGTTTTCCTCATGACGAAGGCGGATCGGTACTTCTTCGACCAGGACGCCATTCGAGAGCCGGCATCGGAAGCCAGTCTGGCGCGCTGGGCGCAGGACGTCGAAGCGCAGACCGGCAGTGGCCGTGTACCAGGCAAGACGAATGGCCCCATGAAGGCTGTCGGGGGCCAGCGCAGCAAGCGGAACAGCTTTGCGCGCGAGACGAAGTACTCGTCAGCGGACCACGGTCAGAAGGCCCAGCATCGCGCCGGGCGCGAGGACGTCGATTACGGCGAGACCCGCAACAAGCGCAGCGTCTGGACTATCGCTACGCAGTCGTACAGCGGCGCCCACTTCGCCACGTTCCCGGAGGCGCTGGTCGAGCCGTGCATCCTCGCTGGCAGCCGGCCCGGCGACATCGTCTTCGACCCATTCATGGGCTCGGGCACGGTGGCCAGCGTCGCCCAGCGGCTCGGCCGCCGGTGGCTAGGCGCCGAACTCAATCCCGATTACATCGCGCTCCAGGCGGAACGGACTCGGCAGCCGGGGCTGGTGCTGGAGGCTTCGCCATGAACTCAGTTCTCTACCTCATGCCAGCCGGCGAAGCTGTTGTTCATGTTGTTCTCGTAGGTCCATTTCGTCCCGCACGTCGAGCAGATGAACGACGTCTTGATGACGGGTGCCTGCCCGAATGGACGGATCTTCTCACTGCCGGTTTCAACAAGGGCTTCGTGCCCCCGCTCCCCCCGCCTGTCGGGGACGATCGAAAAGCAAGCATCGCACTTCGCCATGGCCGTCTCCCAAGAATGGTGACGTTAGGTGGCACCAATGAAGTTGCCGGTGTAAGGCTACTCCGGGCTCCGTTCAATTCGACTCCTTGCATCACGCATGGCGTCGGCCATCGCAAGTTCACGCGTGGGGAAAGATTTTCCTTGGCTCTCAAAGGTCGCTTGGTCGTCGAGGGTGTATGTCCAATGCCACATCCCGAAAGTCCTCTCGGTCAATTCAAAGGTCACGTGCCGACCCATGAAAATAAGGCTCTCAGCCATAGCTTGCCCCTCCATTTCATCGGGAGTCAAACGGGCAATCTACTCGTCCACGCCCAATATCACGTCGACGGCCGCACGGCCAGCGACTTCAGCCACCAGATATGCCCATCGTTTGGAGAACGGGCTGCCGTGAACTTTGATCCGCTTTCCTATCGCGGCGACTCCCGCTGGATGCGTCGGGCCAGTGATCTGAAACCAGACGTCAAACATGTCTGTGGAAGTACCAGTCAGGCACATCCGGATCTCGAAGCCTCGGTACTCGGAAACGCGTTCCATAGCCGCCCCTCCAACATGACACCCATCCTAGCATGATGAAAGAACGCCCCATCCTCTTCTCCGGCGCCATGGTGTGCGCCATCCTCGACGGCCGGAAGACGCAGACGCGGCGCGTGCTGAAGCGCCAACCCTACGTCAGCGTCTCGAATCCGCCCTACTTTAGCGACGTCGAAGCAGGAGACGTCTTTGTCTGCCCGGACATCGCTCCGACCACCTCGGTGCGCGGCAGCGTTTTGGCCGAATGCGAGCGTCCTGGCGTCTATCACTGCATGGGACAGAAGCAGTTCGCCGAGAAGCATTCGCCCTACGGCGTCTCCGGCGACCGCCTGTGGGTGCGCGAGACGCACGGATTTGGCGGCGATGCGTACGCGCCAGACGTGTACTACCGCGCCACGCATCCTGATGCGCCGATCCAAGGCCGCTGGCACCCGTCAATCCATATGCGACGAGAGGACAGCCGCATCGTGCTGGAGATCATCGACGTGCGCGTTGAGCGGCTGAACGATTGCAGCGAGGCAGACGCGATCGCGGAAGGCCTGCACGTCCTGCCCGCCAGTGGCCGCTACGTCGTCAGCCCTGGCGAGCAGTACGCCGGGCTCGCTGACAGTGACCCGCGTGCGGTCTACGCGGACCTGTGGGACCGGATCAACGGCACCGGCGCGTGGGAGGCGAACCCGTGGGTGTGGGTGGTGGAGTTCAAGAGGATCGGGGCATGAAATCAGCCGTCCTGCATAAGCGGTTAGGTCTCACGCCACCTAGCTGATGTATTCCAGGAACGTATTTCCGAAGTCAGTTGTCCGTGGATTCAACAGCCCCTGCAATGACATCGTCACGCCGAGCAGTTGACCGTTTTGAATGAGACCACGCGCTTGTAGATCGCGAAAAAGTTGCCCATAGAAGGCGGAGTGTCCGCGCAGCTCCGGAAAGGCAGACTCCACAACAGTGTTCATCCCGCCAGAATCCATGTTCGGCAAAGGCCTGTCATTTTCTTTGAACCACACCCCGGGGTTGCGGAAAAAATCTAGCATCCGGAGATGCCAAGAGGTGAACTCATCGACGAATCGAAAGAACATTAGCTGCTGATCCTCGTCCGGTGCATCGGGCAGTCCAGAATGATAGACAGCATTCTTCAATGCTTCGATCTTCTTGACCTGATGCGTTCGTACTGCGATTTGACTTGCCTGTGCGACTGCAGTTACGAACATGTCGTTTTCGGCCAGCCGTTCTGGCGTTAGTCCTTCAACTCGCTTCTGCAGCTCTTCTACTACATCGGCTAGATTCTGCATCCACGCATCCTTCCGCTTGCCAACAGGCGATGCAATGACTGCCTCAAGCAATACCTGCAGCGGACCGCCGGCTATCGGTACCAAACTGGCACTCGCTCGGGCTGCGGCGTAGACATAGTCCGCCGCTTTGTTCTTCGGTAGCTCTTCCACGTTATCTCCGTTTTTCTGTTGCCGTCCGCAGCGTTGTCAAATGATCGGCCCACGCCTGCATCATATTCCGGCGCTCGGTCAAGTACTGCGCGTGGTTGTACGCCGCGCGCACCTTGTTCCGCTCTACGTGTGCGAGCTGGCGCTCGATCACGTCCGGTCGGAATCCCAATTCGTTCAGCGCAGTCGATGCCAGGCCACGAAATCCATGGCCGGTCATCCGAGAGTGGTATCCCAAGCGGTACAGCGCGTAGAGCATGGTGTTGTTGCTGATGTGTCCTGTCTTGCCGCGCGGGCTGTAGAAGATGAAGCCGCGATGGCCATTGATCTCGCGCAGTTCCTTCAGCACGGCCAGCGCCTGCGTGGATAGCGGCACCACGTGTGGGTCGCGCATCTTCATGCGCTCGGCCGGCACCAGCCATTCCGCCCTGCCCTCGTCGATCTCGTCCCACTTCGCCTGAATCATTTCCGTGGTGCGCACAAACGTCAGCGTCATGAGTTGCAGCGCCAGGCGCGTCACCTTGTCGCCTTCGTAGCCATCGATCTCGCGCAGCAGCTGCGGCAGTTCGGCCAACGGCACCCTGGCCTGGTGCTGGACCGGCGCCGCCTTGAGGACGACCTCGCTATCGATGTCGGTGGCCGGGTTCCGGTCGCACAGGCCATAGACGATGCCGTACTGGAACACGGCGCGCATGCGCTGCAGCACGCGTTTCGTGGTGTCGCGAACGCCGCGCGCCTCGACCTTTTTCAGCAGCGCCAGAATGGCCGGCGCGCGGATGTCGGAGATGGGCGTGCTGCCCAAGACGGGGAAGACGTCGTTCTCGAGCGAGGCGAGGACTTTGCCGGCATAGACCTCGTTCCAGCTCTCTTTCTGGGTGGCATGCCAGTCGCGCGCGACCGCCTCGAAGGAATTGCCGGCGGCGATCTTGGCCGCGAGGCGCTGATCCTGTTTGGCAGTGCCGGGATCGGTGCCAGCGGCCAGCAGGGTGCGGGCCGAATCGCGCTGCGCGCGCGCCTGGGCCAGGGTGACCTCAGGGTACACGCCGAATCCGAGACGATTCTCGCTACCTGACGGCCGGAAATAACGAAAGCGCCACAGCTTGCGACCGTCGGGCATTACCTCCAAAAACAGGCCGCCACCGTCCGCCAGCTTGTACGGTTTCTCTTTTGCTTTGGCGTTACGGAGTTTCGTGTCTGAGAGCGGCTCGACGCGGATGGGCATTTTTTCGTGGCACCGAAAATCGTGGCATTGCTGGTGCCACGAATGATGCCTCGAAAAATGCCGGATGCCAACGATTCGTCACGAACTTTGACGAACGTCGAAAGGCCGGGAAGCCTTGATTTATCGCGGAGCGGAGGACTTTGGAGAACTGCTGCGGACTTGATTATGGTCCCGCCGACAGGAA